TCAAGAATGACTGCTGTCTGACATGTTGGTGCCTTGCTCCTTGTCCAGCTGTAACTCCGCATGAATCCGTTCGTGGTTTGCGGCCTCTCGCATGTCGCAGGTGGTAAGGAGGATCTGGCTGCTGATCAAGCGCATGTCGGCGCCGGATAACAGATCGGCAACCAGCCGGGTGATCTTGTCGCAGCCGGTGTTTGTCAAATGCGACATGTCTTGAATGCTGATCAGTAGTCCTCGACGAGATTCCATAACTGCTTCCTGTGGCAAGTGTCCTAGTTGTTATAACGGCCGAGTTCGGATCATCCATTCGAATGTGAAATTTCTTTCCCGCGCCGTTGAAACCAGCTTACGGACATCCTCTAAAACGCAACCCCTATCTAGAATGCGGCTTTCCGCGAGGTTGGCATTTTCCCGTTCTGTGGTATGCAGCGCGCATCCGGGCGCGCGATACCGCTCACGTGCAACATATTTCTGCCCGAGCCGGGCAGGTGGCAGGGCTAGATCAGCCCGTCCAAGGCTGAGCGAGGGCAAAGTGTCCATGGCACCTGGAACTTGTGATCAGGCATCTGGCAATGCCACGCCTGCTGATACATGCACCCATCAACGAACTCGACGCCCTCGATAACGAGTGCCAGGGTCGCCATCCCATCCAGCCGCACGTCGTACAGCGGAGGTAGTAGATCCGGCAAGTCGGGAGACGATTTGTAGAGATGCGCGCAGAGCGATTGCCGACCCAGTGGCCCCCACTGGTCGAGGTAGATCTGTACGTCGCCCCTGATGCGCTTGGTGGCGCTCCGATCGCGCTCCGATCGCTTAACGCCGCGCTCGTAGACTGGAAGAATTTCAAAATACATGGCCGTGAATACTGGTTATATAACCAGTATTCTGTCAGCGTTATTCCCCATCGTCGAGTCACTTCTGCCAACCCTCGATCACCCTTGTGTGACCTGCCGACATGAATCAAAACAGGCTCAACGTGGTCCCAAGCGGCACGCTTTCCAGCTGTGGAGGCGGCATCGGTGGGAGTGGGCGAGGCGTTCGAACGCGAATTGGCTCGGACTTCATTGCGCCGACGCGCAGCTCCGGTGGAATGGGTGGCGGGTTGCTCGCGGCCGCCAGCGCCGGCCCGTTGTCGTAGGAATGCCAGGCCTCGATCAGGTCCCAGCGTTCAGCGAAATAGGACGAGCGTTCTATGTAGTAGCCTCCTGCGGTGAAGCGCACCCGAATGAGCCCATTTCCTGTTGGTCTGTTGCTGGTGGGATTCCAGGCAACAGGCTCGCTTGGTGCTGGTGCTGGTGCTGGTGCTGCTGGTGGCCGCTCAACTGCCGACCCGGCCTCAAGGGCAGCGAACCGTCGCTGCGCCTGGATGCCATGGGCGATTGCTTTGCCGCGCACCAGCAACGCGCCGTACTCGTTCCGGCCGCACGCCGAACAGACCCGGTATTCCAGCACGATGCCCGCCTTGGATCGCTCGGCGCGGGCATCGCGAGTGCTGGCGCCGCAGCTACATTCCACGAGGTGCCTCCTGCCCGATCCACTCGGTCAGAACGGTGTCGTAGCCGAGCATGAGCGGGTGCTTGGGCTGGCCGCAGCTGGTGACTCCGAAGTGCAGAACCGGCTTCCCGCTGCGCAGCAGGGTTGCCAGAATCTGCGCGGGTGCACCGCGAAGATCGCGCGGCATCTTGGACAGGCCGCCCCAGCACGGCACCAGAACATCGGCTTCGGCAATGATTGAGTTCATGTGCATCAGCCAGTCAGGGCCGAACGGATCGTCCTGATAGATCAACTCCTTTGGGTCGGTGGAGCGGAACGCGAACAAGTTGCCGACGATGAACCGGTGACCACCGTTGCGTAGCGTGAAGCCACGCCACTTGCGCACCGTGGCGTCATCTAGCTCCGCGTCGGCGGTTGACGGGTTGATGCCGAAGAACGCGAACACACGGCTACCCTCGAATGGCAGCGTGCAGTCGCGCTCCAGGCGGTAGCGGTACCGCCCGCATGGACTGATGATCGCGCTCATCACTCACCTCCTTGGGTGGACAGGGCGGAGCGAGACTTTCGACGCTCTTGTGCGTCGAACGCTTCTTTCGTACTTCCGCAATTTCCGAAGCTGCAGCCGTGCTCGTGGCATGCGGTCCTGTCACAAATAGAGCGGTACCCTGTTCCTCCGCACATGGAGCAGTTGCGACCTGAATGCCTTGGGCATGGATAAACCTCGCCAGGGTGGCCGTAGCGCTGCTCTCGCATCATCCCGGCCCCGGCGTCAGGCACGACTGTCTTGCGGTATTCATCGAAGGGGTTGGAGTTGATGCGCATCACTCGCCTCCTTGGGCGGACAGGGCGGTGCGGTAGGCTTCGAGTGCGACCTTTGCTATCGAGCCGTCTTCAACGCTGGCAGTCCCGGCTTCGTCGTGAAGGAAGTTAGCCGGTTCGCCGCTACAGGTATCCCATTCGTCAGGGTTGGCCAGCAGCAGGTGATCGCCATTGGCGTAATACTCCAGGGCGGTCACCAGCCCGCTCTGCTCCGGCTGCGGGGCGATCTTGGATTCCAGCGCCCTGACGCCAAGTTCCAGCGCCTCGCCGCGCGCTTTTTTGATTGGCGCTTCGGCGGCCTCGGCCAGAACCTGCGGGTCTTCGCCACGCTGATGCAGCATCATGCAGAAATTAGCTACGTCTTCGAACGTGCCTTCGTTGCCCTTGCTCAAGTGCTCAATGAGCATGCGAGCCAGGCGCTTCTCCGGGCATTTGATCCGGTCGAACCAGCCGTCGCGACCCTTGGCGCGAGCTGCGGCCATCTTGGTCTTCATCGCGGCAGCGAATCGGTCAATGGCTCGGTCGTCGAAGTGCTGCGGGGTGGTCTGCGCGACGGGGGCGGCGTTCGCCAGCTCGAATTCGTAGATGTAGTCGTCGCAGCTGCAGTCCACGACGTTCGTTTCGCCGACCGGCTGGCAGTCGCATATCAAGTCGCCGAGCTTCTCGAAGAGACTGTCATCCATTCCGTCCGCGATGTCCGGTCGAGTGAGCGCGACGGTGTGAGCATCGCCAGTGTCCGGGTGCTTGAGCTGGAATAGCATCACCTCGACCGGCTGCTGCTCGGTCTGCGCCGGGGCTGGCTCTGCCTTCTTTTCCAACTCTTCCAGCCGGGCGATCAGATCTTTGCGATGATCGGCGATCTCTCCGGCCAGGATCTCGAAGTGCTCGGCCGGCTCCCAAGGGGAAGGGATCACGTTGGTGACCCAGTCGTGCCAGTGCTCGACGCTTTCGCCGCGGGCGATCCTGTCGGCTTTCATTTTCTCGCCTTGCTCGAACAGCTCTTTCGCTTCGCGCTCGGCGTGTTCTTTGCTCAGGCAGGGGTAGACCTCGTCCGGGCCAACGCTGTGGATGGCCCACAGTTCCACCTTCGGCTCTGCCAAGGCCTGGCGCAGGACGCTGACTTCCTCACAGGTGGAAAGCGCGATGCCGGCGATCGCCGGATGATCCTCGAGCCAGGCGAGGATGCGCTCGGCCATCGGACGATTCAGGGTGACAACTTCTGCAGCCGGTGCCGGCGGTTCGGACAGAGCTTGGATGATGTGTTCTACGGTGCTGGTGTCGATGGTTTCGATGGACATAGATCACCTCGCCGCATCAGCGGCATATGTATGCGGTGTGGGATACTGCTGATGCCGCTGGTCAGGCCGGGCATCAGACAGGGACGGGTCGGTCTGGCTGGTGGCTGTTTTTGATGGATGATCGGGCCAGGCACCAACCAGGTCGAAGATTCGGTCGGCCTGAGCCTCGGTCAGGGATACGGTGTTCGGAATGGCTATCCAGCCGGAGGCGACCAGGTGCTGCGGATTGCAGGTGCTGCACAGGTCGCGGTAGCAGGCTTCGATAACATCGGTCAGGTGCTCGGCGAGGTAGATTCCATCCGGCGCCGCCTCTGCGCTTTTCATGAAGCGCTGGCCGTTCTGGTCGATGCACAGCGCGGCCAGGTAGATCGACCAGCGATGCGGGACGTCGCAGATGGCATCGGCCAGGGCTTGGCCCGCGGCGATCCGCTTGCCGGACTTCCAGTTGACCATCCCCTGCCAGCCGCTGGGGTCGATGTTGACCACGGCGACATAGTTGGCGCGCAGCAGCGACCGGCAGGCGCGCTCAAGGCGCGCGCGGCGGTTGTGAGGCTTGCGGCTCATGCGCTGGCAGCCTGGTGGGCTTGTGCCTCGTCCGGCGTTGCCGGCGAGAACCGGGGATGGTGGATGCCGTCCTCGGTGACCACTTCCAGTTCATGGATCTGGAACAGGCCGCCCAGCGTCCAGTTGCAGCCGGGCTTGGTCTTGCTTGGGTCGTCAGCACCGGTGAAGCGCCCGACGCACGAGAAGCCGAGGTAGCGCTCGACCGCTTCGAAGTCCTCGCCGGCGCCGGCCGCGATCAGATCGTTGGCCGACTGGATCGTTTTGCACCTCGGGCAGCGGAATGCGAAGTGATCGCGCGGTACGCCTTGTGCCTTCAGGGCGTCGCGGAACTCATCGAGGGTCATGGTTTTCATGGCTGGCGCTTCGATAGCGGGCCGGGGTGTGCTTGGTGAAGTGTTGGGTGCGAGCTCTTCACGCTGCGGTTCCAGGTCTGGCTTGAAGAAGCCCAGCCGCCCGACACAGGACTGGAACGCGCAGGGCGATGCGTTGGCCAGCACGAAGCCGAACTTGCCGAAGAACCACGGCGACGAGCTGTCGCTGACGCAATCGGTGATTTCTGCCTGGCCAACGATCCCGCCGCGTTCCAGTTCGTTGAACGCCGGCAGCGTGATACCGAGATGACGGGCCAGTTCCTGGCCATCCTCGTACTCGGCGCGGGTCATGCCCTTCGCCGCATGGATCAGTACCGGGCCGCGGTAGCGAGTCGCCCATGAGCGGTTCTCGATATCCTTGTAGCCGTTGACGATCAGCCAGGCCCAAGGCTGGCGAATACTGAGCGCTTTCATGGTTGAAGCTCCGTGAGTAGATCAGCACCAGGCTTGCGAGCCCGGCGCAGAGGAAGGTCGTGTTTGCGGAAGAACTCGCGGCGCGCATCCAGCCAGGCCTTGTAGGCCCAGCCGCTGCGCTCGCTGAACGGATAGCTTTCGTCGATGGCGGTGGCGATCGCGTGGGCGAACTTGCCGTCGGCTTGGGCCTGCTGGTGCACCTGCTGCATGTGCTGCCAGCTGCGGGCGTACCAGGTCATTGCGCTGATTCCTGCTGCGCCACGCTCAGCCCCACCGCTACCTGGCGGACCCAGATCGGCATGTTGTTGAGCATGAAGGTCTCGCCCTGGGCGGCCAGCAGCAGGGTGGTGCCCATGACGTGGGCGATTGCTTCGGCGGCTGCAGGCGGCACGGCGTTGCCGATGCGCTCGCTCCAGTCCTTGTCGCTCAGGCCGTCGAGAATCAGTTGCTCTTCCGGCTCGACCAGACTTTGCAGGGCGGCTTTTTCAAGGGTGGTGAACGGGCGATGCCAGGTGCCGTCGATGCTGCGGATGATGCAGGTCAAGCGGTCATTCGCTGCCGGAATGCGCGGATCAGCGACGCTGAATCGACCGCTGTCATAGCGAGAACTGGCTGCGATTGCGCCAGAGTGCTGATCGAACGGGATTACGCCGTAGTGCCCGCCACCGTGATAGGCATCACCTTTGCTGCGGTGCAGGATGCGAGGATCTGCCACCGACTGCTGGCCGCCTTGCACGCCCTTGCCGCCAGCGATGATGGTGCCGGCCGGCTTGTCGAACGGGACCACGCGATAGTTGCCGCTGTGGCGGTTCCAGTTTGGGCGCGGGTCAGCGATCGACAGCGCGCCGCTGGCCACCTGTTGCGAACCGGTCACGGTGCCGGTGTGGCCATCCCACTTGCCAACGTGCAGCTTGCGGCTGCTCGCCCCAGGGTGCCAGTTCTTGTACCGAGGATCGGCAACGCTGAAGGTGCCCTGACCAGGCATGGTCTGCCCGGGGATGGTCGGAGACGAATCGTCCCAGCGGATAACGCCGAACTGCTGGCCGTGATTCCAGTTCGCGGCCTGGCGGTACCGGGGATCGGCGACCGAAAAGGCGCCGTTGGTTGGGCTGCTGCGGCCGGCTATGGTGCCGCTGGTATCGTCCCACCCGTGCACGCCCAGGTAGCCGCTGCGGTACTCGGGCACGATGATCAGATCACGAAGGTGACCATCCTCGATCGCCAGTTCGTTGAGGCTGCGCCAGTCGCTGCCTGCGCGCACCAGGGCGAGGCGCACCCATGTCTGCCACTGCAGCGAGGGAACGCGGTGCATCGGGCCAGCGGCTTCGATATCTCCCGGCAGCGGCATGCGGCCGAGAATGTCGCCGACCGCGCGCAGGCTCTTCTTCTCCGGCTCGTACAGGAAGGGCGGCACCTTCTCGACGTGGCGGGCGACCAGCAGGAAGCGCTTGCGCGATTGAGCCAGGCCGCCGAGCTCGCCGCAGTCGTGGGTGGTTTCTGCAACGGCATAGCCGAAGTGGCCTAGCAGGCTGTTGATCTGGTCGAGCAGGTGCCGGCCGCGGGTGGCCAGTCTTGGCACGTTCTCGAAGACGATCAGCGGAACAGGGTCATCTTTCCAGGCTTCACCCATCAGCCAGATGCAGCGCAAGGTCAGTTCGTTCAGCGCCTGGTACTTCGGGGTTTGTGCCATCTTCTCCGACAGCAGCCCGCTGGCGCCCTTGCACGGGCTGCTGATGAACACGGCATCGGGGCGCTTACCCTGGGCAGCGCGGCGAACGTCTTCGGGTGTGGCCTCTTTCCAGCCGGCAGGCGGCTCCTTGCCATGGAAGCGGATGTACTGGTCGCGGGTGAAGAGGTCCAGCAGGGTGCCGGGTACGCCTGCCAGGCGCGAAAAGTCGGCCAAACCAGCCGGGTCCACGTCGATGCCACCCAGGCATTCCCATTCAGCCTGCATGTTGCCGACGATGGGTTTCGCGCGGTTGAAGCCCTTGGCACCACCGCCCAGGCCACAGCAGAAGTGGAAGTGATACAGCGTTTTCTTGAGCATCATGCGGCGGCGTCCTTATACGAACAGCAGCGGCTGCACAGTGCCGTCTGCGTTGATTTGGTCCATGGGGGTGTCGGCGGTTGGCTCGTCGCCATCCCAGCCTTGCGGCCAGGTGCCGGCGGCGATCAGCTCGCGAATGCGGGCCTCTTCCTCGGCGTTTATCAGGTCAATGCGGGGACGCCCGAGACGATCGGCGGATGCGTTGACTTCGGACTGGATGGCCAGGATGCGATCGAGGCCCATGAGGCGAGCTTGGAAAGTCAGAGGCCCCATGCGCTGCGGGTTCGCGGCCGCGCTGCCATCCTTCAGGTACTCGAATCCCGCCTTGCGTAGCCGGTGGCGTGCCTCGCGCAGCTCACGCCAGAGCACCCGAATCCCTTTCAGGGGAGCGAGGTACGCCCAGTACGGGTTCAGCAGGATGGTGTCCAGGGCCTTGTCTTCGCTGGCCAGCGGGCAACCAGTGCATCCTGTCCGGGCGTTGATTTCCTCGGCTTCGTCGCCGCCGTAGGCGTCGGCGATCATCGCGGTGGACCAGTCGCCGAACTGAACTTGGGGAGCCCAATGCTTCAGCCATTCCCACACATGGCAGACTCGCCAATGCAGTAGCGGCGCGAGCGTGGCGAGACGGCCTTTCAGCCCCTTCGCTTCGGGCAATACCTTCTGGTACCAACCCTGGCCGCACTCGGCGCCATCTTTTCCGCAGCTCATCTCGATTCGCTTGTCGCGGATCGCACTCTCGCCCTGGCGCACACCGGTGATCATCAGGACGCTGCCGTCCAACTCGGCCAGGCGTGCTTCTAGCGCAGCCTGCATCGGGTCGATCTTGATCTGTCGGGTGCACCAGCGAAGCGTGTTGTTGTTCGGTGGAGGCACGCCACGGCCGAGGATGTAAACCATGAAGCGTTTGTCGAGCGGCGCGCGGACCACCTCGATGCGAATGCCGCGCTCTTCGAGCTCGTCCATGATCTGCTGGGCAGCGATCGCCAGCGGCGGAAGCTCCTGGCGGGTGTCGGCGTAGAACACCGTCAAGGTCTTCGGCGCCTTTACCTTGCCGGTGTCGATCAGCCAGATGATCAGCGTCAGGGTGGCGCTACTGTCCTTTCCGCCAGACCAGGCGATCCCCCAATGATCGTGATCGGCGCCGTAGGCCTGCAGGGACTGAATGGTCAGCTCGATGCTCTCGGTCATCTGCAGGCGCTGGGCACCGGCGGCGAAGATATCGATCTGTGCAGTCACGCCACACCTTCCTGCTGCTCGGCCTCGAGCAGCGAGAAGAGGTCGGGCATGGCCATCTCTTCCTCGACCGACTTGCAGTAGCCGGCACCGTCCAGAAAGTAGCGCGGGTTCAGTTCGTGCGCGCGGGCGCGGCGCTTGAGCTTCAGCGCGCAGTAGGGAACGGTCATGATCCCGCCGAAGGGATCGAAGACCAGTTCGCCTTCCATCGAGTACTGGACGATGGCGCGATCGACAATGTCGAACTGCAGCGGGCACAGATGCATTTCCTGGCCCTTGCTGTACTGCTGGGCGTTGAGGGTGCGCATGCGCGCTACGTCGGTCCAGACGTCTGGATGCCAGGACTGCGGCGGCAGCAGCATGAAGCCGGTGGGCAGCTTGCCGGTGACTTCCAGTGATTCGCCTATGGTGACGTGGTGCTCGAAGTCGTAGACGGTGGACAGGCTGTAATCGCGATACAGCTTGAACATGACGTCGTGCGGGATGCCCTCGAAGTCGGCTTCGGTCAGTGGGCGGTTGCCGTTGCTGCGGGTGAAGCCGTGGGCATCCAGCTGCCAGCGCGCGCGGCTGTAGCCGTTGTCGCGGGTGACGGTCAGCTTCTTGTCCATGGCGAAGGGGACGATGTTGCCGTCTTCGTCGATGCACAGGGGCTTGGCCTTGACCACCGGCACGTCGCCGTAGGCGTTGCTGTTATCGGTCGGCGGCTTGCGGAAGATCAGCAGGTATTCGGGCATGCCGACGCCCATCTTGGTGCCGTCCTTACATTGCTCGGTCCAGCTGAGGCGATAGGTCTGGGCGTTCTCGCGCACCACGTCGGTGACGATGGTCTTCATGCCCATGTAGCCCCAGCCGTGCTTGATGAAGGCCTCGGTTACTGCCATGTGGAAGGGGTACACGGTCTGGAAGCCGAGACCGGTCATGCCGCCGGGCACGATGCGATCCTTGACGTGGATGCAGGCCAGGCGGCCGGGGATGGTCACGCGCAGCAGCTCGGGGATCAGGTAGTCCAGCTGCTGGAAGAAGTGCGCGTTATCGTCGGTGTGGCCGAAATCGGCGTAGTTCGGCGAATACTCGTACTGGGTACTGAACGGGATGCTGGTGATGATCAGCCCCACGCTGTTGCTTTCCATGCTGCGGGTTTCGAGCACGGTGTCGTTGTTGACGATGGTGTAATCCTTGCCCTTGATCTCGACACGCTCGACGCCCATGGCGCGGGTGAGCTGTTGAGCCATGGCGGCCACGGACAGGCCGTACTGCTTGATGATCTCGGTCATGCGCTGAACCATGGTGGTGTGCTGCTGCCACTTGCGTTCCAGCTGGCGGCGGATGTCGCGCTCGGCCTCGGTGTAGATGAGGTCGACGCGCACGCGGCCGGGCTGCAGGAAGCGGTGCAGGCGGTGGATGGATTGAATGAAGTCGTTGAACTTGAAGCCGATGCCCAGGTAGATGGCCCAGGAGCAATGGCGCTGGAAGTTGCAGCCGGACCCCGCGATGACGGGCTTGGCGGCCAGCTCCTGGAACTCGCCATCGCTGAACCGCACGATGGCGCTCTCGCGCTCGTCGAGGTCCTGGCTGCCGTACACGCTGACGGCGGTGGGAATGGCGGCCTCGATCGCGTGACGCTCGGCCTCGAGGTCGTGCCAGATGATTCGGTGAGCGCCCGGATCCTCGGCACGGATTTCCATCATCTTGGCAATGCGTGCCGACAGGCTCTCGCGCTTCTCGGCCGCGGCGTCTTGCACGCCGATGGCGGTGTTGCGCAGCAGGCGCCCCTGGCCGTTGCGTTCGTGGCCTGCCTGCGAATGATCGGACGGCACCTCATGCCAGCGGATATCCAGTTCCGGCAGGGCGTAGCCTTCGTCGCTGAAACCCAAATCGCTCGGCCGCTGAACGAAGATCGCCCAGGAGGCGACCCACATCCAGAACTCGCCTTCTTTGTGGGCGTGAATGGTGAGTTGGTCGGCTTTCTCGCTGTTGCGCTTGAAGAAGCGCGTCTTGGCTTGGCCAACATCCATCACACCCAGGAAGGCCGAGTAGGCCAGCAGCTCGATGTATTCGTTCGGGCTCGGCGTGGCCGTGGCCACGTACCGGTACCGGACGCCCTCGCTGCGGATGCCGTTGGCGCGATCGTCGCCGGCGAACAGAGCCATGAACTCGCGGAAGGTCTTCGACCCACCGAAGCCGCGCAGGCAGCTTGCTTCGTCCAGGCTGGCGACGCTGAACAGCCGAGGGTCGAGCTTGCCGTCGCGAACCGTCTCGTAGTTGGTCAGGTAGATGAACGTCGGATCGTCGACCTCGTCGAAGCGGCGGATGAAGCGCACCGTGATGCCGAGCATTGCCGCGTCGCGGTAGAACTCCTGGCGAACGCCCAGAGGGATGGTGATCAGCGCATAGCCGCCGGCACGCTCGCGGGTGACGCGCACCGTTTCGAGCTGGACCATGGACTTGCCCAGGCCGAACGCGGCGAAGCAGGCCGCGCGCCCCTGGCGCACCAGCCAGGTGGCGATGGCGCGCTGGTGCGGTTTCAGCAGGGGATGGAATACCGAAGGATCAACCTCGAAGCCTTGCGGCTCGGCAAGGCGCACCTTGGCGCGCAGGAACTGCTCGTAGGCGATGGTCATGCCGGCGCCCCTTCGGCGGCACGCGCACCGATCTCCACCCAGCCATTCGGTGTGTGGCGGACGCGGGGCTTGGCCTTCGGGGCGGGTTCAGTTGCCATGGCGAAGGCCGGCACGATGGTGCGCGGAAACTCCAGGTCGCGCAGCGGCATGATGACCGCCACGAACCGCTCCAACAGGTCTGGACGCGGAATGCGAGCGACAATCGAGGAGTGCTCGTCCAGGGCCTCCAGGCGCACAGCCGCACCATGCTTCCGGCTCAACGGATCGAGAATGCTGGCCACCTCGTGAAGCTCCGCCAGGTAGGCCGGGTTGAGCGACGGAAAGCGCGTGGGGAGCTCGGCACGCTTCTTGGGAAGCACGCGCTGCCAATTTGGATAATTGCCGTCGATGAGCGTGATGCGCACCGCATGCAACGCCATCACGTTGAAAGGATCTTGCGGTGGCGCCGAATCGTCGCAGCCCATCACCACGGCGGAGGTCTTGCTGACCCACAGCTGCTTCGGGGCGGTGAACTTCAGTTCGTTGCCCTTGGCCTTGCAGGCCGCCACCAGCGAGCGCGGGATGTCGCCGACGATAATCGGCTCGCTGCACCAGCCTTCCGGGTCGTGGATGGCGGCCAGGCGGTGACCGTTTGTAGCGATGATGACCGCGCCCAGCTGCGGGTGCGGTTCGATACGAACGCCGTTGAGGTAGTAGCGAACATCATTCTTTGCAGCGTAAAGCTCGATGGCGGCGAAGTACTTCGGATTGACGCGGGCGAGATAGTTCATGCCGATACCTCCGCCAGGCCACCCGGAAGCTGGGTGTTTGCGTCGCCTTCGAAGATCGGCAGGATCTGGTAGTGCACTGACCAGTCTTGAGCCGTGGCTTGGTTGGCCGTCTCCATGAGGTAGTCCGAGGTACGCCAGCCGATAAGGCGCGTCGCTGCATTGACCTGCTGAGGGGATTCCAGCAGCAAGGCCTGACGAGTAGGGCGAGCCAACTTTTCCTCCACAGCCTGGACAATGAAGGTGATCATGCTGGTGTGGTCGGCCTTGGCCGCGTCTTCGACGCGGGAGCGAACGCCGTCAGGCAGGCGGATAACGAACTTGTCTGCGGTGCGAGAGTTGCCGTTACGCATGGGAAGTCTCCTTGTGCTGCTCGAGCTTTTGCCGGCGGGCTGCTTCGTATTCGCTGGGTAGGATCTCGATGGCGCCGTCGATCCAGCCGGAGGTCGGCTTGCTGGCGGCGCTGTTTGCAAGGTGGTCGGCCTGGTCGATCTGGAAGCCGAGGAGGAAGTAGGCGGTGCCGTTCAGTTCGAACATCACACCGCCGCAGAGCAACAGGTTGCCGGTGTTGATGCCGAGCTGTTCCCAGGTGTCGTGACTGCTGATGCGCCGCGGGCAGTGCTGCTGCCAGAGGGCGACCAGGCGCTCATGCTCGGCGCGAACGGCCTGGCGCTCGGCCTTGCTGGCGCCCTTCGGTGGAACGGCGTTGGTGCGCAGCGAGCGGTAGCCGTAGTCGTCGGGGAGGCGCCAGTGCACGTCCAGGGCGGCACCGCGGCCGAGCTGCAGGCCGCCGGCGTAGTGCGAGTCGACGTCGCGCATCGAGGCTGGCTTGGCACCAAAGGCCTGGCCGAGCTTGGCCAACTGCGCGTCGAACGCGGCTTTCTGATCGAACCATTCGCGCACCAGGGCGACCACGGCGGGGGCGTCGGACTTGTAGTAGAAGTCAGCCATGGCTCAGATCCCCTGCGGCACTTCTTCGCCGCCCAGGGCTTCGATCAGCGCCGGCACGAAGTCGCGGAAGGTGAGCATCATCAGGACGAAGCTGGCGTCTTGCTGGCTCAGGGCGTCGTCGCCGCCGTCCTGCTCGGCCTGGTCCTGCAGCAGGTTCTCGAAGCGCAGCCCCTTGATGACCAACTTGTCGTCGAGCACGAAGGACAGCTTGTCCTGCCAGGCCAGGGAGACGAGGGTGACCAGCTTGCCGGCTTCGAGGTGCTGCTGGATTTCGTCGCTGGTCAGGTCCTGGTGAGTGGCGGCGATCTTGCCGCCGTCTTCGTGGGTATCGCAGAGCATGGCGCGATCGAGGATGTGGAAGTCCTCGGCGGCCTGCTGGCGCTTCAGCCAGTCGGTGAGGGTGGCGCTGGGAGCGATCTTGACGGTGAGCGGGCGTACCGGTAGCGAGCCGAGCGCTTCGCGCAGGGTGGACAGCAGATCCTCGGCGCGCTTGTGGCTGGATGAGTCGACGAAGATCAGGCCACGCTGGGTGTCGATGGCCGCATAGGTGCGCGATTTGCGTGGGAACGCCCGGGGCAGGAAGGCCTGGATGATCTCGTCCTTGATCTGGTCGCGCTCCTTCTTGAAGACCTTGCGCATCTGCTCGGCTTCGATTTCCTCGACCTTCTCCTTCACGGCATCCTTGATGACGCTGGGAGGCAGGATGCGCTCTTCGCGCTCGGTGGCGATCAGCAGGCAGCCATTGGATGAATGCACGAGCGGGGCGTTTTCGCCTTTGCCGATCGGCGCGACGAAGCCATAGGTGGACAGCTCCTGGCTGGCGCAGGGGCGGGCTGGCTTCTCGCGCAGTGCGTCTTCAAGCGGGTGATCGATCAGCCCCTCGCGGTCTTCACGGGTGCTGAGTCGAGCGCGCTCGATCAGGGCGGCGACTTCTTGCGTGATGCGGTAAATCAGCAGATTGCGGAACCACATGGTGATGCTCCTTATGTAGAAGGTCAGGCGCGGCAGCGGCCGTCGTCGCGCAGTTCGATGCCGTGCTGGGCGGCGATCTGCTCGACGATTACGGTGTTCAGGCGGATGCCCTGGGCTTTCAGGGCCTGGTAGATCTCGTACGGGGTGCGGCGAATCGGGCCGAGGTCGGTCTCGACCAGGGCCAGCTCTGCGATGCGCTTGGCCAGCTCCAGCCGCTGCCGCTGGTACTCGCGACGTGCACGCTTGTTGCGGCTGATGCTGGTGTTCCAGCTGGTGGGCACGATGGGCGCCCGCTCGGTGTGCGGTACCCGCTCGATCTTTCCGCCACCGGCGAGGAAGGCTGCGACCTGAAGCAGCAGGCCGCGGCGCTCGTCTTCGCGAGCCGGTGGTGTGGGCAGGTTGAGTGTTGTCAGGTGGTGCATGGCTGGCATCCTCGACTCAGATGTGGCAGTCGTAGACGGACAGCAGCGTGTCGTCCGGCAGGCTCTCGAGCAGCTCGAGGTAGCGCTTGTCCCACTCGTCCTTCGTCATGTGGTCATCGCTGAAGCCGAACCAGCCCATTTCTCCGCGAGCGATCCACTCGCCATCCTTCAGGATCGCGTAGGTGCCAAGGCGACCTGCCTCGCTGCGGGTGATGTAGACGGCGCGGTCATAGCCGTATTGCTCGATTGCGCAGCCCCATGGGTCGATGCCGGCCACCTTCAGGGCGACGATCGCCGGCTGTGCGTTATAGGCCTCGCGGGCGGCGTCGATGTTGCGCTCGTGGGCCTCGCGCACTTCCGTCCAGCTCTGGGCCTTCGGGCAGTCCTTCACCGCTGCCTCGAAGCGGTCATATCCCTGCTCGGCCTCGGCGCGTGCCTCGGCGCGCATACCGTCAAAGTCGATGTCGGCCTTGAACGCGCTGTCTGCGGTGCCTTCCCCGGCGGCCGGGATCATCAGGCCAGGGCGCCCCTGGATGCCGCGTACGTTTGGCTTCATCTTGAAGAAGCCAGCCCAGCGACCGCCCAGCACATACCAGTCCCATTTCTTGTTCGGATTGGTGCGGTCGATCACCTCGAGCACTTCGCCGGCGGCGTTCACGCGGGTCCAGCCCCACTTGTGCTCGCCTTCCAGGTCCGGCTCGACGCCCTCTGCGATGATGGGAGCGCCGTAGTTCTCGGCCGCGTAGTCGGCGAAGCTCTCCAGTTCGGACGTGGGAACCTCGATTGCTTCGTAGCCTTCCGGAAGCTGGAGTTTCTTGGACCCGAAGGGGCCGCCTGCCGGGTCTTCGACTTGGAAGCAATTCGCATACTTGCTCACGAGCGTGCCGTGCACCGGATGCGTGGTCAGGCCATAGGTGTCGGCTGCCATGATGACGCCGGCCGGCACCTGCACCATGCTGCTCGTGCTGCCGTCGTAATCCGCGCGGGCTTCCTCGGTCCTGTTGATGCTCTGAACGTATTGGTCGACGGTCCCTGTGCATTCGAACTCATGGAACGGTTGCAGCTGCTTTTCCGGCTCTTGGCCGATGACTAGAACGGTGAAATGGCTCATGGGTTGTCCTCTATTCGCAAGGCCTGATCAGGCGGCAGTAGGAGTGGTAACGCCCTGCAGGGCGAAGTAGATGCGGGCACAGGCTTGGGCGTCTGCCATGGCGCGGTGGGCTTCTTCCAGCTCTTCGCCGGTGAAAAAGCGATAGGCCTCGCCGAGGGTGGGCAGCTTGTTGCTGGCCAGGCCGACCTTGCCGCGCGACTCGTAGCAGGTGCAGACCTTCTGGGTGGTGGTCTTGAAGCTGTCGGCCAGGTCCTTGCTGTGGTAGCGCGCCATGGCGATGCGGATGATCCGGTCGTCGAAGGTGGCGTTGTGGGCGACGCGGATGCTGGCGCGGGCGTGGATGGCCAGGAAACCTTCCAGTGCCTCGGCTTCGCTGATACCGACGTCCATGGCCATCTCGTGAGTGATGCCGTGTACGCGCGATATCTCTTCAGGGATGGTCCAGCCGTCCGGGCGGACGATGGCCTTGTAGCTGTCGAGCACGGCGCCTTGCTCGTTGTGCAGGATGGCGGCGATCTCGACGAGGTGCGGCTGGTGCTCGGACTCGCTGGGTGATTTCCAGTCCGGGAGGCCGGTGGTTTCTGTGTCGAATACGTTGATCAGCGTGGACATTTATCTTTCCTCGGGCAAAAGGAGCCCCAACCCACGCCGGAAGGCCGGCGCGGCGGGTGTTTCAGGGGTGGTTTAGGCGGCTGCGGAGATCGGCTCGGCGATCACGCCGGGGATATCCAGGCCTTGGCGCAACGTGTCAGCCAGTGCGTCAAGCGCTGCCTGGTCAACGATCAACAGGTCGTCGCTGGCCAAGCCGGCGGCGATCGCACCGATCAGGGCGCGCTTGTTGGTGACGCGGGCGTGCCAGTGATGGTTGTCGATCGGCTGTGGTTTGGTGGTCGGCAGCGGTTCGAGTTGAGCGGCGGTCGGCTCAGGACTGGCAACAGGTTGTTCCGGAACGGCCGGTACCGGATCGACGGGCTGAAGCGCGGCGCGGGCCTGAGCGAGTTCTGCCTGCTGGCGACGCATTTCGGCTTGCTGTTCCTCGAGCTGGCGCCGCATTTCATCTTGCTGGCGGCGCATCTCGGCCTGCTGCTCTTCCATCAGGCGGCGCTGTTCGGCCAGGGCGGCTTCGGCCTTCTTGCGCTCGGCTTCGGCGGCCTCGAATGCGAGGCGGTCGGTGAGCATCTGCGTCAGTTCGTCCAGCGCGTTCTGGCGGGCTTCTACCGCTTCCTTGGTCAGGTCGAAGTAGTCATGGGTGGCGTCGATTTCGCCGACACGGTCGATCATGGTGCTGATCTCGTCGCTGGACTTGCCGCGCACCTGGCCGGGCATGGCCACGATGGCATCGACCTTCTGCTGCAAGCGGGCAATACGCTCCTGGCGTTCGCGCTCGATGCGATCGTCGACTTCTTGCTTGGCGGCCTTCATGGGTTTTTCCAGGCTGACGAGCTCTTCGGTGATGCGCTTGGCTTCGGCATCAAGGATGCGGCCGGCTTGCAGGTGGGGCTCTTTCTCCCGCTTGCGCGCCGTCTCCAGGCTGGTGCGTAGGCCGGTCAGTTCCTTGATGCCGGCCTTGACCCAGGCATAGCCTTCCTCGGTGTTGGCGTCCGGTACCACCTGGTATTTGGCGCGAAGTGCGGCCAGGGCGGCGTTTGTCTGGCTGTACTCGGCGACCTCGACGGTGCCGCGCTCCAGGTCTACGTTCTTCAGGTTGGTCATGATGGCTATTCCTTTGTTGTGGCAGGTTGCAGGGCGGCTTGGCGAGCGGCGGCCGCCTCGTTGATTCGGGCTTCGATGTTGTCGGGGTTGATCTCGACGACCACGGCTTTGGCGCGGGCGGTTTGCGCGATCTGCTTGCGCATCAGCTCCAGGGCGCGCTCGTTGGGGCAGGCCTCGAGGGCGCTGATCTGGCTGCGGAGCCAGTCGGCGAATTCGCCCTTGGCTTCGGTCATGACGGCGGCGGAGCCGGTTTCGCCGGCCTCGTCGAGACGCTTTTTCAGCTCCAGCCCTTGCAGGTAGGTTTCGTCCTCGAACATGCCGAGGTACACGTCGGCGCAGAAGCCGAGCATGGACAGGCATTTCTTGATGGCGTCGGTGAGGCTCTTCTTCGGTGCGTCGAAGTCGGTGTATGCGCCCCACGAGCATTTGCGGACGTAGGGGGTATGGCCGAAGTGGGTCAGGGTGTTGCGCTTGCCACCGTGCACGTACCAGAACTTGATCTGCATGGTGTGCATCTTCTCGTGGTCGATGACGGCGCCATCCTTGCCCAGGATGGGAGCGCCTTGGTCGTAGCGATCGACCAGCACCTCGTAACCCCAGCCTTTGCCGATCGGGCCGAACAGTTCGGTGGCGCGTTGCACCATGTACAGGCCGTTGATGGACGTGACAGTGCGCCCATCGAAGTCGTCGGTCTTGGTGAAGTCCTTATCGGTCGTCTTCACCTGGTCCCAGATGGTCATCTTCGGATTCGGTTTATCAGCCATTTTTTCGTTCTCCTTGCTCTGGCTGCTGCGCTGCGGGCTCCTTGATGGCTTCGACCCAGGCCGTTACCTCAACCAGAGAGAAACCGGCAGCGGCGCTGCGGGCGGCTGATTCGCTGAGCTTCACCTGCTTGGGAAATGTGCCTGCAGCGATGCGCCGGTAGATGGTTGGCCGCGACAGGCCGGTGATCTTCACCACTTCGGGGAAGCGGATGATTCGATCGCCTGCGGCTTGTGTTGTGTTGGGCATGGGAACTCCGATCAGCCGTACTGGATGGCGCTAGCAATGAGCACAACGCCGAAAATAACGACCCAGAAGAGCAGGCTCTGGGCGAATGCCTTGGCCTTCATGGCTGCACCTGGTGTTCGATGCACAGCAGCTGCTGGATCTGCTGGGTGAAACGGTTGGCCTGTAGCTGCGCATCGGCCAGCAACTGGGTGCGGGCTTTTTCCAAAGCCGCCACTTCGGCCTTGATCAGGTCGCAGGTGGGGACCTTGACGGTCACCTCGGTGGAACCCAGCACGATGTAGCCGCCGAAGTTCTCCCCCTCGGTTGGGTCGAAGGAGAGCAGGGTCAGGTCATACGCTTTCTCGGGGACGTGCCGGCGAGTGGCGCAGATGAACATCGTTTGGGTAAGGGTGTTAGGCAGGGCTTTCATGCCGGTACCTCGCAGGTGATGAACCAGGTGCCGCGGTAGCGGACCGTGCGTTTGATCTGGCTGGCGTCGGTGAGGCCACCCGCGACTGCACGCTGGAAGGCGTCTGTGAACCGGCGACCGGTGAAGGGCTTAAGCACGGCGGGCCTCCAGTGCACGTTCAATCAGGGTGGCGGCTGTGCTTATGAGCTGGGGTTCGAAGCGCTCGGCCAGCTTCTGTGCCGCCGCGTGATTGCCGCGCAGGGCTGCCAGCAGCACCTGCAGCAATGGGTAGCTGTCGTCGTCGGCGTCGAGCACCGACTCCATTGCGGTTGCGGCGTAACCGGGGCGAGCGGCCGAGCGAGGGGCGCAGAAGGGCACCAACTCAGCATCCTGGCCGGCAAGCAGGAGACCCACTTGCGCCTCGAGGTAGGCGCAGCGGCCGTCATCCTCCGCCGGGAGGGCGTTGTCCCATTTGAACTGGGCGGCCTGAAGGGCGGCGGAGGAATTAAGCACAGCTGACCACCTCGCTGTGTGTTCGCAGGTCGGCGATACGCCGCACGGCTTCCGCCTCGCAGAATGGGCGCATCGCATCGCCGAGCAGCGCATCCAGCTGCTCCAGAGCCTGTTGCAGCAGGCCGGCATCCTTGTGGATGCGTGCCAGGCACAGGGCATAGGCGAGATCGCTATCGAGGGCGCCGGCGCAGTGGCTGGCGTAGGCGTTGCTGGTTGCCGGCTCGCCTTGCTGGAGATCGGTAAGGATCAGTTGCTGCTGGCGTTCCAGAGCGATTTCGTCGCCCGCATGGGTGGCGGCTACTTGAGTGCCTGTGTTGTTGAGCATGGGGTGTGTCACATTCAATCCCGCCCTAAATTCTGTTCATTAAGCAGATTTGTGGTTTGCATTATGAGCAGGGATTAATCTGTGTCAATAGCAGAAAATAAAAAATAGGCGCAGAAAAAAGCCCGCGCATGGGCGGGCTTCAGATCGAAGTGTTGGGGGGGTTAGATCAGTGGTTCGTGTTTGGCGATGGCGACGCCGCAGATTTCAGCATCGCCATCAATGCGGAAGATCCTGTTCGGCCAGGAGGGGTTCAGGGCCATCAGGAACTTCTGATCATCCTCGATAAGCAACTGCTTAAACGTTGCTTCCTGAGTCTCTACAAGCTTGGCCACGACAAGAGATCGATGAAGGGCGCCGCGATCAGGATCGACGAAGATGATGTCGCCGTCGTTGAATGAGTGGCGCTCGGTGGGGTTGTACATCGACAGGCCGCGGACACGCAGCGCAAAAGTGCGCGGGCCATGGGTTACGGGGCATGGAAGCCATTGCTCTGCATCACCGACAGCATAGATGTCGGATACTTCGCTCCAGCAGCCAGCCTGTACCCAGGAGATCAAGGGAACCACGCCCTTGATGCGCAGAGCATCGCCCACGTTCGCATCGGGTATAGGGAGGCCAGTCAGGGATATATCCAGAAGCTGCAAAATTCTTTCCAGCAGCTCTTTGTTGGCGCCCTGCATATCTCGCTCCAGCCGAGACAGGTTGCCGGTATCCGTGCCTGCCTCATGGGCAAGCCTCTCCAGCGTCCATTTCTTGGCTTTGCGTGCCGCTCTGATAGTCGCTCCGATTCTCATGTGCTGATTTTCCGCTCCTTCGGCGCAGCGCACAAAGCTTGCTGCGCAGAATCTGCTTGCTTATAAATCTGCTTATTGAGCAGAATAGAGAAGAAACCATGTATGGAGGTGCTACATGTCGCCGTTAAGAAAGGCGCGCAAACAGCGGGGTTGGAGGCTTCAGCACGTTATCGACCGCCTGCGTGCAATGAATTGCAGTCTGGATACGGGGAATCTCTCGCGTATCGAGCGCGGCAAACAAACTCCGTCGCCGGTTACGGCAGAAAAGCTGTGCCTGGTTTTCGGCGGCGAGCTGACCGAGATCCAGATCTTGTACCCGGAGCGCTTTGCCGAAGAGCAGGCCGAAGCTGGTGCAGACGAGACACCTCATGCAGGCACAGAGCGCCGCCGCCATCGCGGCCGTCGCGCCACTGACCTCGATCCCGAACAAGCCCTGCAGGTGAAGGCGGAAGCCGAAGCCCTGGCCAGCGGGATCGCAACCCTTGTGCGGCATGTTCCATTGCCGCTGCGGTAAGCCTGCGTGAGAAGAGGAAAGCTGCATGTTCATCCCTGCAAAAGAAAACGAGATCAAGGCGCGCTTCGACGACGAAACCTACGAAGAGCTGATGGCTGCCTGCCGAAAGTACCGGGTGCGCCGTGCAGTGCTGGTGCGCCAGATCGTCGAGGCGTGGCTGGCTGAGCACGAAGAGAAGGCTACCGCCCCCGGGCGGGTGGCATGAAGGCCCTCGGGAGGCCCTGTTGATGAACAGCACAACACGAACACAGACGGTCGATGACCGCGAACTGGTGGTGCGCCAGGCCATCCGCGACATGGCGCCGGCGGCACTGGCCCGCCTGGACCGATATGCGGCAGCACACCAGCTGACACGCGAACAGGCGGTGGTGCGGGTGGTTGGTTTGGCCGTTCGGGCTGAGGTGGATTGATGACCATTGAAGTGCAGGGCAGGCCGGCGCCGTTGGTGGCGGCCGAGGTTGACCTGCGCGGGTTGCCGTTCATGCCGCTGGAGGTCAATCGGCTGCGTGACAGCGACCTGGCCATTGAGGCGAGCGGGGAGGAGTTTCGCGCTGCGGTGCTGCTGTGGTGCGCGTCGTGGAACCAGGTTCCGGCCGGATCGCTGCCGAATGCAGAGCAATCACTGGCTGCATATGCCGGCTACGGGCGGGACGTGAAGAGCTGGCGCAAGGTGCGCGACGGTGCGCTGCGCGGTTTTGTGGAGTGCGCTGATGGACGTCTTTATCACCCGGTAGTTGCCGAGAAGGCCGCCGAGGCCTGGGCGCAACGTGTGGATCACCGTGAAGGAAAGGCGAATGAGTTGGCGCGCAAGCAGCGTGAACGCGAGGAGCGCAAGCAGATGTTCGCATTGCTGCGCGAGGCCGGTCACGCGCTGGAGTGGAATACGCCGACCAGGGTTCTGCGTGACAGGGTGGCAGAGCTGGAGCGTGACGGGGCCGTGACAAGTCACGCACCTGTCACGGTGACAGGTCACGCACCTGACACGGCTAAGAGAGGGACAGGGAAGGGAGAGGGAGAGGGAACCCCCCATAACCCCCCTTCGGACGGGGAGCGTGACAGGTCACCGCCGAACAGCGCTCCGCCGGCGAGCAAGTCGCAGCGATCGAAACCCAAGCGTGCCTTGCCGGTGCCGTTCGTGCAGACGCCGGAGATGCTGGCGTGGGCAGCGGAGAAGGCGCCGGCGGTAAACCTCGATCGGGAGACCGAGCGCTTCATCGACTACTGGACCGGGCAGGGCTCGACCAAGGCGGATTGGCCGGCGACCTGGCGCAACTGGATGCTGCGCGCCCAGGACGATCTGGAGCGGCGCGGGCTGGCCACGCCGGTGGCGAAAGACCCGAACGACACGAGCTGGATTAACGAGGACGACGGGCTATGAAGACCGCGACCGACCTGATCAAGACGCTGCCGAACCTGCCTGCCGAGCCTGTGCAGGACAACCGTGCCCGCAAGCCAGGCGCGGAGACGGCGCGGATCGTAAACACGCTTTTCGATGAATTGCGCTCGATCTTCCCGGCCTGGCGCCAGGCCTGGCCGAACGACGCGGCCGAGGCGCGTGCCAAGCGCACCTGGGTGAAGGGCTTCATGAAGGCCGGGGTAACCACGGTGGAGCAGCTGCGATACGGCATCGAGGCGTGCCGGCTGATGGATACGGACTTTGCGCCGAGTGTTGGCAAGTTCGTGAAGTTGTGCGTGCCGAGCGCCGAGGACTTGGGCTTGCCCGGCGACGAGTCGGCCTGGCGAGAGGTGGTGCGCCATTGCGCCAACCCCGGCCATCACCGCTGGAGCCACGAGGCCGTGCGCCTGGCTGGCAGCTCGGTGGGTTGGTTCAACCTGCGTTGCAGCAGCATCCCCGAGGAGACGCTGCGCAAGCGCTTCGAGCACGCCTATTTCCAGCTACGGCGCCGGGCATCCATGGGGCTGCCGCTGGAGGAGCCTCGCCAGGGCATCGAGGACCAGAGCGAAGGCCGTGAGCTGACCGTCGAGCAGGCCGACCGCCGCGGCGAACAGATTGTGCAGCGCCTGATGCGTGCGCAGGGGCTGGCCGGCATGACCGGCGAGCAAGCCCGGTTGCAGTTGCTGCACCGGTTGAGGATTTCACGGGAACAGTCCCGTACGGGGGAGACAACATGATCGACGCAAGGGCAAACCTGCTGACGATGGTTGCGCTGGGCATCCTGCGCAACTGGTACCGCTCCTGGGAGCAGTTTCACGCGCATGCGCATGGGGATGTGCGGCGCGGATCTCTGGTGGCGAAGGCGTACGGCCTGATCAACCACGACCGAGTGCTGAATGGGGAGGTGCGCCATGGCTGAAGCCGCGACAGTGCAGCGGCCCGAGACGGCCGAGCAGAAGGCGAAGCGGCGCAAGCGTGCCGCGCGCCCGGTGTACATGGAGTGGCGACCTATGGTGGACCAGCAGACCGGTGAAGTACGGCTCGCGCTGGTGGCCGAGAGCGGTATCGATCGCTTCCTGTTGAAGGAGCGCGGATACCGGCCAGGCGACCAGGTGCGGGCAGAGATCAAGAAGCCGCGCAACGTGAAGATTCATCGCCTGGTGCATGCGCTGGGCAAGCTGGTCTGCCAGAGCATCGACAAGTTCCAGGGCATGGATGCGCACAGTGCGATCAAGAAGCTGCAGTTCGATGCGGGCGTGTGTTGCACCTTCGAGGCGTTCGATATTCCAGACCTTGGGCGCGTGACACGCCGCATCCCCGAAAGCCTGGCCTTCGACGAAATGGACGAGACGCGGTTTCGTGAGTTCTGGAGCGGGATCTGCCAGCACCTGATCGCTGAATACTGGCACGGCCTGAGCGAAGAGCAGGTCGAGGAGATGATCGATCTGATGCCGCAGGAGGGTTCGTGATGGCCGAGAAAGCATGGGGGCACGATGAGTTGGCCCACGACCTCGCCCAGCACCTACGGATGAACCCGGAGCATGTGGTGTGGGAAAACATGCAGATGGGGCCGTCCGGCTCCATCCGCCCTGACGTTTACCTGCTGAAGAAGCGCTATTCGACGTTCGCCCCGGTTACCTACGAGGTGAAGGTCAGCGTCAGTGATTTCCGCAGCGATGTGACCTCGGGGAAGTGGCAGGGCTACATGAACTTCTCCAGCGCGGTGGTCTTCGCGGTGCCGGCTGGCCTGGTCAGCAAGGCCGATATTCCCGCGGGTTGCGGGCTGATCGTTCGGCATGCCGAGGTGTGGCGCATGGTGAAGAAGCCGACGATGCAGCACATCGAGACGCTGCCACGCGAGACGTGGTTGAAGCTGGTGATCGATGGCATCGACCGGGCGATCGCGCAACGTGACGAGGTGAGGGTGCGCCATGCGCCCCATCCTTGGAGTGTTCAGCAGGTGATCAGGAAGAAGACCGGCGACCAGATCGCCGAATTGGTGAGCAGGGCCATGAAGGCGCAGGCCAGCGTCGAGCACGCTATCCAGCAGGCAGAGGAGCAGCGACAGGAGATTGCCAGCGGCGCCCATCGGGAATTGCAGTGGGCGCGAGAGCGGGTCGAGCGAGAGTCCGCTTACCTATCGGCGGAGTTGCGGGAGTTGGCCGATGCGTTAGGCCTCGAGCATGGAGCGAAAGTCTCCGATCTTACCAGTGCGGTGCGCCGAGCCGTGCGGCGCCTGGCAGCGGATGCGGAGATTCAGCGCCTGCGCAACCTGTTCGAGCGGATCCAGTCGGCCACTGCTGATGGCGTGTTACCACTGCCGGGCGAGCAGCTGCAGGGGGTGGTCTGATGAAGGGGCGCAATCCGTCTGCTTCCGACAAGCGCTTTCACAGCCAACTTGCTGCGCTGGGCTGCATCGCCTGTCGCATAGACGGGCATTCCAACCCGGTGGTGAGCATCCATCACATTGATGGTCGCACCAAGCCCGGCGCGCACAAGCTGGTTTTACCGCTGTGCGCGGGCCACCACCAGGATGGCACTGGCATTCCCGGCCTGATCGCAGTGCATCCGTGGAAGCGGCGCTTCGAAGATCGGTATGGGCGTCAGGAGGACCTGTTGGCCATGTGCATGGAGCTGCTGAAGCTCAAGGGGGCCGCATGATCCTCGGTATCGATCCTGGGTTATCCGGCTGCCTGGTGGTGCTGGAGCCGAACATGGCCTACCTGCGCCATTTGCACATGCCGACGATGAAGCTCGCCAGCAAGAACCGGGTGAATGGCGCGGCGCTTGCCGCCTTCCTGCGCGAGCACCCGGTTCGCCATGCCTACCTCGAGCAGGTGGGCGCAATGCCTGGTGGTGGCGAACGGAAGATGGGCGCCGCATCAGCGTTCTCTTTCGGCCATTCGGCCGGCGGCGTGGAGATGGCGCTGCAAGTGCTGGGCATCCCTTACACGCTGGTGACACCGCAAGTCTGGAAGAAGCGCGCCGGCCTGCAGGGCAAGGAAAAGGATGCGGCCAGGGCGAGGGCGATACAGCTCTATCCCGGTGTGCGTGATCTCGACCTGAAAGGGAAGGGCCAGGCGCTGGCGGACGCGATGCTGATTGCCCGGTACGGGAGCGGTGCATGAACACGCTTGCATTGATTGATGGCGGGGGAGAGCGCGAGATGCAGAACACGATCTGCGGGGCAAGCACGCTGGTGACATTCGACGGAGAGGAGAGGTCGGCGCTCGAATGGGCAAAGAAGCGCGGTTTGAAATGGCAAACGGTGCGGATGCGCCGTTATCGAGGAGCATCGTGGGAGGAAGCGTTGCGGCCTGGTTTGCGGCGCACGCCGTGGATGGCGGGGTGGGCGATGTCCGCAACCGCAGCTGGCGAGCGTTGCCGCGCCTGAAATTTACTTGCCAGCCAAGGTCAGTCACATAGCGTCGCGCTCATTCAGTCATGAGCGGACGTTGATGGCATGGCCAATCGTACAGAGCTGACCGTCGAGGTAGTGGGCGCCTCGGTAGGCAACAAGATGATGGGGGTCGGCGCCGGTACCGGCGTCGTAGCCTGGCTGGCGTCGGTGAACTGGCTGGGGTTGGCCGGTGTGCTGGTTGCAGTGCTGGGCCTTGTGGCGAATGTCTGGTTTCAGCACCGCCGCGATCGACGTGAGGCGGCCGAGAGCGCAGCGCGCATCGCTGCCATGCAGGATCGGTGCGGGCTATGAGCAATACACGGCCCAGACAGCTGGTGGCGACGCTTACCCTGAGCGCCATTGGCTTCGCCGCCTGGATGGGCAGCGAGGGATTCACCAGCACAGCGATCATTCCCACCCAGGGCGACGTGCCCACCATCGGCTACGGTTCGACCCGCTATGAAGACGGCACGCCCGTCACCCTCAAGGATCCGGCCATCACGCCGCAGCGCGCCGAGCAGCTGGCCCGCAACTTACACAGCGAGGAAGAGCGCCGGTTTCGCGCCTCGCTGCCCGGCGTGGATCTGTTCCAGGAAGAGTACGACCTGTACCTCGATTTCACTGGCCAGTATGGAATTGGTAACTGGCGCAAGCCGAAGTCGCCGCGCACCTGGTTGCTGGCGGGTGATTACATTGGGGCATGCAAGGCGCTACTGAATTGGCGTTTCGCGGCTGGTTACGACTGTTCGACCACGATCAATGGCAAGCGCAACCGTCGCTGCTGGGGCGTGTGGGAACGGCAGCAGAAGCGCTACGCGCAATGCATGGCCGTCCAGGGCGGTGCGCTATGAGCGTCGACAAGGTGCGCATGCTGGCCTATGCCGTGCTGACCTTTGCCGGCCTGGCCGTCGGCTGGAATGTGCGGGGCTGGAAGGAGGGCTATGACGCGAACATGCGTGCCGAGGCTGAGCAGAGGTCCGAGGAGCTGGCCCGCAAGCTAGTGGCCGGTATCAGTCGGGAAACGCTCGAGGCGATCGGCAACATCCGCATCGAGAACACCACCATCTACCAGAAGGCCACCCATGAAGTGCAGACCAATACTGTGTATCGCGATTGCCGCGTGCCTGCTGCAGGCGTGCAGCTCGTCAACGATGCGCGCACCGGTAGCGATTGACGAAGGACTGCTGCAGGAGTGCCCACCGATCCTGCCGGTACCGGTTGCTGCAGATGGCACGGCGGCCATGGGCGACCTCACGCTGGCCGACATTGCCCTGGCCGGCCAGTACCGTGAGTGTGCAAAGGGGAAGGCAGGGTTGATCCGGGCTGTGCGTGAGGCGATGCAAGAGCGCAGATAGTCTGACCAACCCCGCACGCGCTACAGCACAGGTGCCAGCCAGAACCATAGTGTCGGCAGGCCGAGCGCCAGGATCAGCAGCGTCAGCGGGCTGAGCAGCATGTGCCGATACTCATACGCGGCCCAGGCTGCCAGGGCGATTAGCAGGGTGATTACCATGGGGATGCTCCGTTAGTTGTTGGAGCCCCCTATTAACCACATACCGAAGCCGATTTGGCTCGGATTAATACCAGATTGTTGTCAGTTTAACGGGGTGCCCGACTGCAACCATCCGGAAGAACGCCAGGGCTCACGGATCAGTAACATCGACCTTGCCGCCAGGAATGTCGGTCCAGCAGCTGCTGATGTTTTTCCTGGCGCAAGTGTCGGCAGTTTTCGGCCCGAGGAGTTCGCGGGTCTTGTGCAGGTTTTTCTCGGTCACGTTATCGCCGCGTACGGTGTTGTCCCGCCAGCCGCAGAAGTACCTCTTGTGGGCTTCTTCGACGTTCCGGCGGACCCTGGCCACGTCATGCGGCTCTGCCTTCTGCGCTGGGTTCGCATGGGCAGGTATTTGGGCGTTGAAGGTCTGCAGGAAGCCAGCGGGTGAGAACGTGTTGTTCGGGTCGTACTGCAAGCCAAGGAGGTTGCAGAGGGTGGAGTAGTCAGGCTTGTCCAGTTGCGGATGGATGACCCGAAAGCCACGTTCCACCTTGAACTCGAAGGACAGATTGTGGCCTTGAGCACCGAATAGGAGGCCGTAGGGGCTTTCATCGATAAGGAACATGACGTCGAAGGTGACAGGACCCCGCTGATAGGCGAATCGGTACCGGTCGATACCTTGAGCGCGCATGCTGTTGTACAGGTTCCGCAGACCGTCCAATACCACTACTGCCATTGCCGTCTCCTTCCCTCAAGTGAGCCATCACCTTGCCACCCTTTCCCGTGGTAGGGAAGTGAGGCAGAGAGCCACCACTCCACACATACAGCCAAGGCGCATATACCGCTGATTGCGTTGCCGTCGCAGTCACATAGCGTCCCGGTCATCGACTCCCATAGAGCTGTACCGATGACCGAGAAGACCCCTACCACGAAGCCACGCAAGCCAGCGGCGAAGAAGCCGGCGGCCAAGTCTGCGCGTGCTCGTAGGACGGCCAAGGTCGGAATGGCCGTTGTGAAGATGACCGAGCTGCAGGTTCGGTTCGTTGAGGAGTACCTGGTTGATCTGAACGCTACCCAGGCGGCGATACGGGCTGGTTACAGTGAGAGAACGGCGAAGGAGATCGGTTACGAGAACCTCACGAAACCTTACATCCAGGCAGCCATCGCAGAAGCACGCCAAGCCCAGCAGCAGCGCACCGAGATCACAGCAGACCGAGTGCTGCGAGAAGCATGGAATCAGGTCACGGCAGATGCACGCGAGCTGACCGAGTTGGTGGTGGTCTGTTGCAGGCATTGCTATGGCAAAGGCCACCGCCGGCAGCGCACACAAGCTGAGCGGGACTTTGCATTCGCCGAATGGGTCGACGAAGGCGAGGATCCTGATCGTTTCCCTGAAGATGGTGGCGTCGGCTTTGATCCCAACCGCGAGCCATTCGCCGAATGCCCAGAGTGCGGAGGCCACGGGTACCCCCGCGTGGTGCTCAAGGACACTCGCAAGCTATCTCAGACTGCGGCATCGCTGTTTGCCGGCGTTAAGCAGACGAAGTTCGGCATTGAGATTCAGACGCACTCGAAAGATGCGGCTATGGAGAAGCTGTTCAAGCATCTGGGCCTGTACGAGAAGGACAACCAGCAACGCGTTGATCCGCTGGCGAGTCTGCTCCATAGCCTGAGCAGCGGCACCAGTAACGGCTTCAAGCCGGTCGCGTCAGATCCTGATCACGGGGAAGAATGACCGTGGTGAAGATCGTACACGACGAGCCGCTACTGCCATTGCCGACCAATGCGAAGGAGCTGGAGCAGTGCCTGGCCGATCCAGAGTGGCGCCTGTTCTCCGGCTGCCTCTACAAGATCATGGTCAAGGGAGACGATGAGGGCGAGGAGGCCATGGTGATGCCTTTCCGGCCGAATCGCGCGCAGAAGCGGTTCCTTCGCCGGTTATGGCATAGAAACCTGATCCTCAAGGCCCGGCAGTTGGGCTTCACGACCCTGATCGCAATCCTGTGGCTCGATCACGCGCTTTTCAACGGCAACCAGCGATGCGGCATCATCGCCCAGGATCGCGAGGCGGCAGAGGCCATCTTCCAGGACAAGGTGAAGTTCGGCTACGACAATCTGCCTGCGGAGTTACGCGAGCGCTTCCCTCTGGCGCGTGACAGTGCGATCCAGCTGCTATTCGCCCATAACAACAGTTCGGTACGCGTAGCGACGTCAATGCGCTCCGGGACGATCCACCGTCTGCATGTTTCCGAGTTTGGGAAGATTTGCGCCAAGTACCCTGACAAGGCCGCAGAGGTCGTGACCGGGTCGATTCCGGCGGTACCCACCAATGGCGTGCTCGTGATCGAGTCCACCGCCGAGGGGCGCGAAGGCGAATTCTACGACATGGTCCAGCTGTCGGAGAAACAGCACCAGAGCAAGAAGCTGCTGACGCCGAAGGACTACCGGTTCCACTTCTACGCCTGGTGGCAGGAGCCGAAGTACCGGCTCGATTCACGCACTGTTGAGGTCGGTCGCGACGAGCACGATTACTTCGACAAGATCGAGGCGGCGATGGGATGCACCATCGACCCCGACCAGCGCGCCTGGTACGTGGCGACCAAGCATGCAGACTTTGCAGGCAAGGAAGAGCGGATGTGGCAGGAGTATCCCTCCACGCCAGCCGAAGCGTTCCAGATCAGCACCGAGGGCAACTACTACGCCAAGGACATGATCGCCCTGCGCAAGCGCGGCGGGATCACGCGCGTCCCGGTACTGGATTTGCCAGTGAACACTTTCTGGGATATCGGCCGCAGCGATGGCTGTGCCGTCTGGTTCCACCAGGACCTGCGCGGCGAAGACCGGTTCATCGACTACTACGAAGAGCACAACGAGGATCTTCGACATTACGTCGCCATGTTGCGGGCTAAGGGCTACGTCTTCAACAAGCACTTCCTGCCGCACGATGCCGACCACAAGCGGCTGAGCGACACCAACAAAAGCACCAAGCAGATGCTGCAGGGCCTGATGCCCGGCGAGAAGTTTTCTGTGGTTCCGCGTATCACCGAGCTGATCACCGGCATTCAGCAGACCCGCAAGCATATGAAGGGTGTGTTCATGGACGAACGAGCGTGTGCCGAAGGGATCGCGCGGCTCGAAGGCTACCGCAAGAAATTTAGCCGCGCCGAGAACCGCTTCCTCGATGACCCCGACAAATCCAACGGCTGCACTGAGGGCGCTGACGCCTTCCGCCAATACGCCCAGGCCAAAGAGCTCGGGATGATCACCAGCAATGAAACCTCTTACCAAGAAGCCCCGCCACCCGACTGGCGCACTTGAGGACGACCATGGACGCCACCAACACGCTACAGCCCCAAGCCGAGCAGCCAGCCGATGAATTGGCGCTGAGCCTGCACGAATACACCGAGTTCATGGAAGAGATCGAGGAGCAGCCGAGCTGGCGGCACACGGCCGACAAGGAAATGGACTATGCCGACGGCAACCAGCTGGACACCGAACTGCTGAAGCGGCAGCAGGAGCTGGGTATTCCGCCGGCGGTGGAGGATCTGATCGGGCCGGCGCTGCTGTCGATCCAGGGTTACGAGGCGACCATTCGCACCGATTGGCGAGTGACGGCCGATGGCGGTACCGGCGGGCAGGACGTGGCCGATGCGCTGAACTATCGGCTCAACCAGGCGGAGCGCAAGAGCAAGGCCGATCGCGCCTGTTCCGATGCCTTCCGGCCGCAGATCGCGGTAGGGCTCGGCTGGGTCGAGGTGCGCCGCGAGAGCGATCCATTCAAGTTTCCGTACCGCTGCAGCGTGGTGCATCGCAGCGAGATCCATTGGGACTGGACGGCGAAGGAGGCTGACCTGTCGGATGCGCGCTTCCTGCGCCGCCAGCGCTGGCTGGCCCCCAAACGTGCGGCACTGGTGTTTCCCAAGCATCGCGAGCTGATCATGACTGTCGACCGTCACGGCCCGGGCTGGTGGGCAGAGCAGGCGATTGAAGTTCAGGACGGCGGATCATCCACCGGCTTGCATAGCGCGTGGGGCGAGGCGCGTGCATGGACCATGCAAGAGGATCGCTGGTACAACCCAACGAGCAAGGAGGTGTGCATCGCCGAGGTCTGGTACCGCCGCTGGGTGGACGTGGCGGTGCTCAAGACGCCGGATGGGCGCGTGGTCGAGTACGACGAGAGCAACGAGGCGCACAATGCGGCCATTGCGATGGGCCGGACGACGGTCACCCGCGCTGTGGTCGCCCGGGTGCGTCGCAGCTACTGGCTGGGGCCGCACCTGCTGGACGATGGACCGAGCCCCTACAGCCACACGCATTTTCCCTACGTGCCGTTCTGGGGCTTCCGTGAGGACACCACGAACGTGCCCTACGGCTACGTGCGCGGCATGATCTTTCCGCAGGACAGTCTCAACAGCGGAATCAGCAAGCTGCGCTGGGGCATGGCGGTGGTGCGTACCGAGCGTACGAAGGGAGCCGTGGCCATGAGCGACGCTCAGTTCCGCCGGCAGATCGCCCGTGTGGATGCCGATATCGTGCTGGACCCCGATCACATGTCACAGCAGGGCGCGCGCTTCGAGGTCAAGCGCGACTTCCAGCTCAACAACCAGCACTTCCAGCTGATCCAGGATAACCGGCAGTCCATCCAGCGTGTGTCGGCGGTGACCGCAGGCTTCATGGGCAAGGAGGGGACCGCCAGCAGCGGCAAGCAGGAGCAGATCCAGGTCGAGCAAAGCAACCAGGCGCTGGCGCGGATCATGGACAACTTCCGCGAGGCGCGCTCGCAGGTCGGCGAGCTGCTGCTGAGCATGATCATCGAGGACCTGGGCGAGCAGGAGCACACGATCATCATCGAGGGCGACGCGGTGCGGGAGGATCGCACGGTGATCATCAACAAGCCCGAGACCGACCCTGTCACTGGCTACCCGTACCGCTCGAACGACCTGTTGCGCACGCGGCTCAAGGTGGCACTCGAGGATGTGCCGAGCAGCGCAAGCTATCGCGGCCAGCAGCTCAACGCCATGTCGGAGGCGGTCAAGTCGCTACCGCAGCAGTACCAGGCGGCGATGTTGCCGTTCATGGTCAGCCTGATGGACGTGCCGTTCAAGCGCGACGTGGTTGAAGCGATTCGCGCGGCGGCCGAGCAGGAGTCGCCGGAGCAGGTCGAGCAGCGCATCAAGCAGGCGGTGGAGGATGCCTTGGTCAAGTCTGGCGCGGAGCTCAAGATGCGCGAGATCGCGATCAAGGAGCGTATCGGCGAGGCGGAGATTCAGCGGATCATGGCTCAAGCCGTCCAGATCGGCGTACAGGCGGCATACAGCGCCATGCAGGGCGGTGCGCAGGTGGCGACCATGCCGCAGATCGCGCCCATCGCCGATGCGATCATGCAGAGCGCCGGGTATCAGGCGCCGAATCCGGTAGGGGATGATCCGAATTTCCCGATTCCAGCCCAAGCCGCAGCGGTGCAGATGAAGGATCCGTACATCCAAGATGAAGGTCGCCCCGATCCATCCACCGGTCAGGTACCGCAGGTACGGCAGAACACAAGCCCGGCTTATCCGCCGGTACCGCAAGACGGAAGCTCACCCATGACGGGCATCGAGACGCCGGCCGTGACGGACAACCTGCCGGAGGTACAACGGTGAACGATCCACGTAACGCCGCGACTCTGGGCGAGGCGGCGAAGACCGAAGCGATCGAGGCAAAGTTGGCGGGTCAGCCTGCGTTAAATGCCAAGGTCTTGCGATAGCGTCTGATGGTTCTGTTCAAGACAGGGGGGTTCGTACGATATGTCTTGCCTCCCTAGCGCCGCCATTAACGAACCCACCAGCGTAGACGTACTGCCGACCTCTGGTTTCTCCTTCATCGCCTTCCTGCGTATATGTAATCATCTCTCTGGTTCGGTGGAAGTTAGAGAATGCTTGGCCCGACGGGTCATAAAAGCAACTGCCGCTAACTGTGTAGTGGCCGGCGCTAAAAGAGTTGTTATCGGGAACGGCGGCAAATTCCGCTTCAAAATCTATGCTCAGGTTGGCCTGCTCGGTTATGTAAGCAGCGGTTGAGAGATTAATTAACTCTCCGATTCCAAAGGGGAAGTCATCAGCGTAGTTTACGGTTGAGTTGTAGAAACCACGGTACGCTTCCGTGAACCGCTGGCTATCAATGTCAACAGGCCGCTTGATGCCGTCAATCAGGCTGCCTAACGTTGAGTGGATGAGTAGCTTGTTTGGCTTGTCGGCACATTCGCGAAGAAGATTTTTGGCGAGGCCTCCGTCATAGCGCCTGCCTGCATAGAAGGCTTTGTCGGTGGTAACAAGGTGCACGTCGGCTTCGTCCAGCAGGCCGAGGCAGTCCGCCCAAATGACTCCATCCTTGAATTGCTGATCGTGGTCGCTCGGGGCTTCTTTATTGATAGTCTTCAACAACGACTGCATTGCGCTAACTAGGCTGAAGGCGATGGGCCTTATCGGCAATGAAAAGTTATCAAAGAAGTGCTTTGCTAGGTGGTGGATTTCTTCATCGGTTGGTGCGGTGAACTCGTTCAACTTTCCAAATGCGCCTAGAAGCTGCCTGTGGTTGGTTTCGGCCGTCTGCTTGAACTCCAATAGACGCTTTTCGTAATTCTGTTCGACTTCAAGTCGGATTACCTCAGGAAGGGCAATGGTGGCACCCGTCGAGCTAATATAAAACTTGGTGGAACTGCCGAGGGCCGAATTTAGGCCTAGCTCAGAAATCCACACGTTTGTGTCAATAACGACGAAAAAGGTTTCTGGCATCTCTCTTCTCTCAGAACTGCACGCGCCAACGCTAGTAACTAGCCGCCTGTTTCGGTCCACATCAGGCAGCCTGCCAAGTCCCGCTTGTATGTGATGTGCTGGGAGGTTCGAACACTGTTCGTAACGCCCTCGCGGAATGGCGCACATCATAACGTTTTTATCTTCGCCCCCCTTGCACCCCGTCTCGAGTCACATAGCGTCCGCCGCATCGGAGAACGCGTGCGTTCGCCGACTTCACCGAAAACCCATTGCGGCCACGGCGATATGTGGCGGGACGAGGTAATGAAAACCGACGAGTATATCCAGCAGCACGCAGTAGACGGGAACCTGACGGCTGAACAGGCGGCTGAGCTGATCCAGCTGGCCGAAGCGGGCGATACCGGCGGTGAGACGCCGGAGGACGGTGGCGTGCCCAACGCTACCACTGATGACGCGCAGGAACCGGAAGGCAGCGACAACAAGGAAACCGTAGCGGAGCAAGAAAAGGAGCAGCAGGAGCCCGAGGCAGACCCGGCTGGTGCCGTGGTGCTGGCGAAGGATGGCAAGCACACCATTCCCTACGAGAAGTTGACTCAAGCCCGGGAGGGCGAGAAGACGGCCAAGGCCGCGCTTGAAGCCGCGAATGCCGAGATCGAACGCCTACGGGCCGAAGCTCGGCAGCGCGCGGATGACGGCAAAGCCCCAACGGAAGCCGACGCCAACCTGGCTATCGCCGAGCAAGCGATGGAGCAGGGCATCGATCCTGGCTTGTTCGGGGATTTCTCCGAAGAAGCGCTCGCCAATGGCGTGCAGGCTCTGGTGGATAGCCGTGTCGAGGCCGCAGTGGCCAAGGCGCTGGAACCCATCAAGGCGAAGCAGCAGGCCGATGCCGAGCAGACCGCCGAGCAGGCCCATTGGGCCGCCATCTACGCGAAGCACGCTGATGCCGATTCCGTGATCGAGAGCAAGGAACTGGCCGACTGGATTGCCAGCCAGCCGGGCTTCGTGCGTCGCGGATTCGAGCAGGTGATGCAGAGCGGGACGGCCGCCGAGGCGGTGGAAATGCTCGATGCCTTCAAAGCAGCCACTGGATCGACTCAGCAACCAACCCCGGCAGCGGACGTGAAAGCCGCCGCCAAAGCAGCTGTAGCCAATGCGCGCCCAGCGGTGCCAGCCAGCCTTTCGGACATTCCGGGAGGTGCGGCGCCACAGACGCGTGACGAGGCGATGCGGCAGATGGATGCCGTCCAGCTGAGTGATGCCATGGCGAACATGACGCCCGCACAGATCGAGGAATACCTGTCGCGCAGCCTGTGAGCCAACGGGGCCGCGTGCCCCTCAACTGTCCCGATATTGCTAGGAGGTCATGATGACCGGCAAGACCCACACGCCGTATGGCGATCCAAGTGCAATGGTGCAACAGGCGGTCGGCCTGTTTGCCACTCACACCCAGCGTAACACCACGCTCAACCGCCTGACCGGCAAAATGCCCAAGGGCACCGCGGGCGCCGCCGCTACCCTGCGTCGCCAATCGACCCAGCACATGCCGATCGTGCGCTGCGAAGACCTTGGCAAGGGCAAGGGCGACGAGGTGACCTTCCACCTGCTGAACCCGGTTGGTGCCAAGCCGATCATGGGCAGCGAATACGCGGAAGGTCGCGGCGTTGGCCTGAAGCTCTCGGAAGACCGGCTGCGCGTGAACCAGGCGCGTTTCCCGATCGACCTGGGCGACACCATGACCACCATCCGCAGCCCGGCGGACTTCCGCAAGCTGGGGCGCCCAGTAGCGCAGAAGCTCGCCGATGCCTATTGCGACCAGTCGCTGCTGGTGCATATGGCGGGCGCGCGTGGCTTCCATGACAACATCGAATGGGCGGTGCCAACCACTGCGGATGCCAAGTTCGATTCAATCATGGTCAACCGCGTGAAGGCGCCGACCAAGAACCGCCATTTCATCAGCGATGGCACCAATGGCATCACGCCGTTTGCCGTCAACGCCGGTGAAATCGACCTGACCACCACCGACATGTTCTCCATGGATACCGTGGACGGCGTGCGCACCTACATGGAGCAGATCGCGCTGCCGCCGCCGGCGGTGATCTTCGAGGGTGACCAGGCTGCCGAGGACGAGCCGCTGCGTGTGCTGCTGGTGTCGTCTGCGCAGTACTCGCAGTTTGCCAAGGACCCGGCGTTCCGCCAGATCCAGGCGAACGCCCTGGCGCGTGCCGGCCTGGCGAACAACCATCCGCTGTTCCGCGGCAACGTGGGGCTGTGGAACAACATCCTGATCGTGAAGATGCCGAAGCCGGTCCGCTTCTACGCCGGCGACGTCATCAAGTACTGCGCGCGCTTCGACAGCGAGCAGGAAAGCTCGGTCATCGTGCCCGAGTCGTTCGGCGACAAGTTCGCGATCGACCGCTCGATCCTGCTGGGCGGCCAGGCCGTGGCCGAGGCCTTCGCCTCGAGCGACAAGGCCAAGATCCCGTTCTTCTGGAGCGAGAAGGAGCTGGACCACGGCGACAAGGTGGAACTGCTGCTGGGCATGATCCGTGGCGTCTCGAAGATCCGCTTCGAGGTCGAGCATGGCGACGGCAAGCAGATCACCGACTACGGCGTGACCGTGATCGACACTGCGGTGCCGATCATCGGTGCGCGCAACTGATGGGCCGGGCCGGGTAACACCGGCCCAACCCTGACCCTGAACTGTATAGGAGCCCATCATGGCCGAAGTAAAAGTTAGCCACTTCCGTGGTCGCCAGTTCGGCGGTGCTGCCGGTGCTTACGGCAACATCACGTCGCTGGCATTCCATCTCAGGACCACTGCGCAGGGCGCGGCGGCCAACTCCAACTCTGCTGCCGCGCTGGCGGTAGATGACGTTGTGGACCTCGGTGGCCTGCCTGCCGGCTTCCGCATGGATGATGCGCTGGTGGTCATTTCCAGCGGTCTCACCGCCGAGGTTACCGGTTCGCTCGGCTTCAAGTACGAGGACGGCGAGAACGACGCGCTTGTGCCGCAGGACGCTGCCTATTTTGGCGCCGGCCTCGACCTGGCAACCGCTGCCCGTTTGCGCAACGCCTCGAGCAAGGCCCTTGTGACCCTGCCGAAGCCGGCGCGATTGATCCTGACCATCACCGGGGCAGCCAATGCCAAGGCCGGACAGATCGATTTCGTCATCCAGGGCGAGCTGACCGGCGCCCGCTAAGTGGATCGGGGGCTTCGGCCCCCTGTCTTCATCGGAGAATCACATGAAGATCATCACACCGCTTCTCATTGCTGCCATTGCGCATGAGGCCAACCGTGCCTATTGCCAGTCGCTGGGCGATGACAGCCAGCCCGTGTGGGCCGAGGCGCCCGAGTGGCAGCAGCAGAGCGCCCTGGCAGGCGTCGAAATGCACCTGGCAAACCCGGAGGCTACACCGGAACAGTCGCATGCGTCCTGGCTCGCACAGAAGGTGGCCGAAGGCTGGGTCTATGGCGAGGTGAAAGACCCCGAGAACAAGTTTCACCCCTGCTGCGTGCCCTACGAGGAGCTACCGGCCGAGCAGAAGGCCAAGGATTACATCTTCCGCGGCGTGGTGCATGCGATGGCTGCGCTGGCCGAGCAGGTGGAAGTGGAGCATGCGGAGACGGGCGAGGGCGGTACCGCCGTTGTCGAGCCTGCGCCTGCAACCGTGCACGCATCCGTCGGCGAGCAGGCCGTGACCTTCATCGGGCGCCGTGAGTCGTTCACCGATCGCCTGTACGGCACCGGGCTGACGTTCAGCAGGGGCCAGACCCGCGTGCTGCCGGTCGAGATCGCGGAGAAGTTCCTGCGCCATCCTGACGTGTTTTCTCCCAGCGCTGCGGTGACCAGTGTTCGCCAGGCGGATGCCGACGACACCGAGGCAACTCTGGCCGAGCATGCCAAGCGCCAGGACGAGCAGAACGCGCAGATCAATCAGCTGCAGGATGCCCGCGACCAGGTCAATCAGATGACCAAGGATGCTCTGGAACAGTATGCGCGCACTCAGTTCAAGCAGGAGCTGGACAAGCGGCAGAAGGTAGGTGACTTGCGCAACCAGGTGCTCGCCTGGATCGATCAGTTCGGGATCGTGTAATGAACCGCAACGAGCTGGTGCGCGAGTTCCGCATCGCGACTCAGGATCTGGTGGCACCCTACCTTTGGGATACGCCTGATGTCGTGCGGTGGCTGGAGGAAGCGGAGCGCGAGGCCTGCGTGCGCGGTCGCCTGCTACATGAATCGACCGATCTGGATATGTGCGAAATCGCCGTGGCGCCAGAGGAGGCGGTCTATCCGCTCCACCCTCGGCTCTACGAGATCGATCACATTGCCTTCCTTGACGACGGCGCGTCGTGCCGGCGCCCGATCAAGCTGGTATCCAGCGAGTACCTTGACGCGACCGTGCAGGACTGGCGCGATCGCGTAGGCCGTGTCGAGTATGCGATCCAGGATGAAACATCGCTGCGCCTGGTGCCGCGTCCGGATGCGCCCGGTACCGTGCTGCTGGAGGGCTACCGCTTACCCAACAGTCCGGCCGGGGCGACCAGCTTCGAGATTCACGAAGCGCAACATCGCAACTTGCTGGATTGGGCATTGTTCCGCGCCTTCTCCGTGCCGGACGCGGAAACGCTGGACCTAGGGCGCGCTGCGGAGGCGGAGCGGGCGTTCACAGCGTACTTTGGCGTTCGGCCCGGGAGCGACCTGCGCCGACAGACACGCGAAGACGTTCCTCAAGCCAACGTCGGGTACTACTGAGCCGATCGGCGCCGGTCGAGGGGCCGGTGCCGTGATTCGCCTTGCGTCTCGCGCCTAGTCACATAGCGTCATCGGGAAATAGCTCAGGGCTACCCCAATGATTGCGCCCACCTACGATCTGCACATAGTCCGCGGGAAAACGTTCACTCAGCCATTCATGTACGCGGACGATGAACTGCTTTACCGCAGCATTACCGCCATCACCAACCAGGCGCCGGCGCGCATTGCGGCCGCAGGCCACGGCGTTCCCAGCAACTGGCCGGTGCGCATCGAGAGCACCAGGACGCCGAGCGAGCTGAATACGCCAGATGGCGAGTGGCTGACCCCGGCTGTGGTCGACGAAGACACTCTCGAATTCGATGAACTGAACCTGGCCGGCGCCAAGCCGTTCCGTGGACCTAGCGTCCTGGTCTACCCGCGCCCGGCGGATATCACGGGCTGGAAGGTGCGCGCGCAGATCCGCGATCGCATCGGCGGCCAGGTGCTGCTGACGTTCAGTTCGGATCCGGTCGACCAGACAGACGGCACCATCACCGTCGACGTGCCGGGCAGTGCGTTCGTCATGGAGCTGTCGCATCAGCTTACCGAAGCGATCACCTGGAACCGCGCCGTATACGACATGGAGGCGATCCGCCCAGACGGCTCGGTTGTGTCGATCATCGCGCCGAGCAAAGTCACGGTAGGTCAAGAGGTCACGGTATGGGGCTGATCATTATTCAGGGGCGATCGCCGATCGTCATCGGCGGCTCCAGCCGGCGCGGGGTCGATGGCGTCAGTGTGGCGTCAGTGGGAATCAACGAAGACAAGCACCTGATCATCACCCTGACCAATGGCGTGACCCATGACGCCGGCCAATTACCCAGCAGCGCCGAGGTCGAGGCGCTGGCGCGGCAGCTGCAAGCCATCACCGAGCGAGTCAAGGCGCTGGAGGATGGCGCGGTAAACCCTGACCCGGACCCCGAACCGGAGATTCCAGAGAACGCCCTGGCCGGCCCCGGTGGCGGGCTGCTGGTATCGGCGAGTGGCAAGTATCTGGTTTTCGCAGCGAACGCCGGTACCAACCCGGCAAACGCCTTAACCCACCAAAACGGCGAGTTGCTAACCAACAGCGCCGGCCAGATTCTTACCAGTGGAGAAGCAGCAGTATGACCACCGAGACTATCGACCATGTTATAGAGGGGGGCGGCCCTCCAACAGACGCACCGCCCAGCCGCGGCGCGCACTACATCAACATCACCACTGGCGAGCAGTACCTGGCCAAGGGTATCGATTCAGTGGACGATTGGGTGCTGCAAGAGAAGGGCATGTCTAAGGCCGAGGCCGATCAGGCATACCAGCCCAGGGGCAACTATGCGACCACGCAGCAGCTGGCCGAGGGGCTGGCCGACAAGGTTTCCGCAGCGCAGGGCATGGGGCTATCCTCTAACGACTTCACCACCGGTGAAAAGCAGAAGCTGGCAGGCCTGGAAGGATCGCACTTCCGTGGCACTTTCCTCTCGCTATCCGCGCTGCAGGCCGGAGCCACTGATCCGATGCCCGGTGACTACGCCGACGTCGACGCCGGCGAAGGCGAGAGCGTCGCCCGGTACATCTGGGACGACAGCGACAGCGAGTGGGTTGCCCAGGGCGGATCGGCTGGCCCGTTGACCGCCGCGCAGATCAAGACGCTGTACGAGTCGAACCCAGATACGAATGCTTTCACCGACGCCGAGAAGCAGAAGCTCAGCGATCTGACGCCCGGTGGAGGAGGGGGTGACGATACGATTATCGAAAATTTCCGCAACAATTCATACGAGGCGCTGTTCTCGCGACCCGAGACCCCGCCAGCTCGCGTGGGACAGAAGTGCATACAGCTCGACGACAACGGCACTACTTGCGAATGGGTGGTGTTCCTGGATTATGACGGCACAACCCTCTCGTGGGCGAGAATGGCTGTGCCCATCCGGGCGTGGGGCCTTAATACACCGTTGGTCTTCACGATAGCCCTTACGGCCGAGATGCGCGCGTATGCGCTAATCGCGGACCAATTCACGTTGGAGGGCAAGCAAAGCACGTTAAGACTGCCCTCCCTGGTCCCCGATACGGAGCAGTACTGGGGCGACGAGATACTGCCTCACGACGGTATGCCTATATCGCTTTTTAACGGCAGCGAATATCCATGGACTGTGATACTCGATCCTCAGGTATTCTGGCAGTCGGGGTACACCATCGCCGAAGTAGAGGCGTATGGGTTCGACGCACTGGGTGTTACTGTGGGGCAGCAAGGCACAGACAACAGGGAGGTGGTTCTTACCATCCCTCCCAAAACGACCTTCTGGATAGACCTCACAGTTTGGCGAACAGGAACAGACGTGAGCTATTACCTCAACGCAAACCAGTTGTTCATCCCTAACGTCCCGTAATCTTGCTTTACACCTCGTGAGAAGCTTCCCTTCGCGATCTAGGAGGGAAGCTATTTTCTACCCCGGATGATCAACAAGCTCTGAACGTCGATCCGAGAGGTCGATGCGCCACTTGATGAGCTTGGTCCTCTGCGTCAGGCCTGCCACCTTGGTGGTCTGATTCGAGCCGCTTGCGCTTAACTACTTGCAGCGCTCCATTAGTCACATAGCGTCGCCGTCATGTCTTTGGAAAGAGGTCGGCGACGTGGACAGCGTTCGGCGAAACAACTGGAGTGCTGGCTCTAACAATATTGCTCAGCCACACCGATTGCCGGAAGGCTACGCCCGCCGACTCGTAAACCTCGAGCCGGCTGACGGTGGCACCCTTGAGCTGCGCCCTCGATTTGTAAAGGAACTGGATCTGACAGCGCCTCGCGCGTTGTTCGCCCTTGAGAATCGGCTGGTATTCGCGCAGGGCGATTCGCTGTGGAGCCATAACACCAACACTGGGCAGCGCTCGCGTATCGCAATCATCGCACCAGCAGGCGACGTTGCCGGCGCCGAGCTTAACGGGCGGCTGCATGTTCGCACCCTGGAAGACCGGCTGACCTTTGACGGCAGCGTTGTCGCTGCCTGGGGCGCGGATAACCCCGTGCTTGAGCTGCGTGTGGTACCCGGCGCGCTCCCTGCTGGAATCTATAAGGTGGCGGCAACAGTGGAGGCTGGCGGTCACGAATCGGGCGCGGACGTGATGATCCTATCGCTCCCCGAGGGCTCGGGCATACATGCCCGATCGGCCAGCGGCGAGCCTGTGTCGATCTACCAATCCGTCGCGAATGGCGCAACCCTTTACCACGTCGGTGATGCGCGCGAGGTGCTATTGATCGCGCCGCCTGCGGGGAACACGCGTCAGCTGACAACCGGCGGGATGATCCCGATGCCGATTGTGTCGGACTTGGTCACAGTCGGCTCGATGCTGGTGGGCTGCCAAGGCAGTTACCTCTACAACACGGATCCCATGCGGCCACACCTTGTCGATCGGGTGAAGGGCTTCGCTCAATTCCCCTCGCCGATAGCCCTGCTTGCGCCGGTCAGCACGACAGCCCTGTTCGTGGCAACCGAAAACGCCACCTACTTCATGGAGGGAGTCGGCACCGATCAAGTCGGCATGCGCCCCGTTGCCGACTTCGGCGCTACTGCGGGCACGGCCGTAGCGCTTCCCGACAAGACCGTGGCGTGGTTCTCCCCGTATGGCCAGGTCATCGGGTTTGCGGACGGCTCGCTCAACCAACTCAACCAGGGCAAGTACGCGCCGCGCCAGGCATGCGAGGGGGCGGCCGGCTACATCGAGCACAACGGAACAAAACGGGTCGTTACTTCGCTACGCGAGAGCCGGCCGAACAGCCTAGCCGTAGGCGATTCTTGGAGCATTGAGGTGACAGATGAACGGGCGTGAAAAGATCCCGGTTGGCTTCCGCTATAGCGCGGAGCTGACCGATCACGACGGCAAGGTGGTGGACGCCTGGGCCGATGACAACTTGATCCCACTGTTGGGTATCCATCAGCTGATAAAAGCCCCATTCGGCGATGCCGAGCCTATCGGTGCGTTCTACCTGGGGTTGTTCCGGAACAACGCGCTCCCAACGGACGCCACCAAGGCGGCAGACATTCCAGCTGTACTGGGCGAGTTCACCCAATACAGCGAGGAAACGCGGCCGTTGTGGGATCGGGCTTACGACAACGCGGGCACCTACAGCAACGAAGCCGCACGGGCTGAGTTCAATTTCACCGTCGACCAGACCATCTACGGCGCGTTCATGGCGTCGAGCGCCGAAAAGGGCTCGGTCACCGGGTTGCTGCTATCGGCCGTCCGCTTCACAACCCCGCGACTCATCTATGCGGGGCTGACGCTGAAAATCACCGCTTCGATTACCTACGTTTCCAACGACCTTTAAGGGGGCTGTAATGCTGCAATATTCCGAAGGTATCCGTAACGCCCTCATGACAGTGGGCCCGCTCCGCCAGTTGCTGACGGGCTGCCAGATCCGCATTTACAGCGGCGCTGTTCCGCCATCCCCTGTCGATGCGGTGGGAACGGCCGTCAAACTGTGCACCATCACGCTTGACGGCGGCGCCACTGGCCTCGGCTTTGAAGACAGCGCCACCAACGGCACATTGACCAAGGCATCCGCTGAGACTTGGCAGGGGAATGTCCTGGTCAGTGGTCGCGCGTCCTTCTTCCGCATCGTTGCGCCGGAGGACTCGGACGGTGTGAGCGCTGTTTCCTACCGCATCCAGGGGCGCGTGGACGTCGCCGGTTCGGACATGAACCTCTCGAACCCCGAATTGACCGCCGGCGGCGTACAAACCATCGACCACTTCTACCTGACCATGCCCGAGGTCTGAGCCGTGGTTAACCTCCTGCGCAAATCGCCTACGCGCACCGTCGTAGGAGGCAGTCCAGCCCTGCCAGGCCGGCCAGATACAAGGCACTATGCTTGGGTGACGGTCATTACCGGCCCGCTGCAGATGATGGTCTATATCGACTACTACAAGGGCAAGCCGCGCAAGCTCTTGGGTATGCGGTATCCCACTAAACGCGTCTGGCAGGAGGTGGGCCTTCCGCCCGTCCAGGCGCAGCCTGCCGTACCGGGATCCGTCGTGGTTCAGGGTGCGGCCGGTTGGGATGGCGGCGCCCGCTCCGTTGAGCAGGTCCCGATCGGGGCTGCGTTCACCTGCACGGTGCCGGCCGGCGTTATTGGCGCCATAGTCGGCATTGCGCGGGACTCGTCGGTACGGAACGAAAGCTGGATCGAATACGGAGTGCGGTTCCAGGTGCGTGAGCAAGCGCGCATTGTGGAAGCCGGCAAGGAAGTCGCGGTGCTGGAGGGCATCCGTACCAATAAGCCGTGGACGGTCACCATCCAGCGCGCAGGTGATGCCATTTACTACCTGCTGGACGATCAGCTGGTCCATACCACGCTGCGGCAGGACAGCCGCGTGCTGTACGGCGCCGCTGTGCTGTATTCCGACCAAGACTATGCGAGCGATGCATCCATTGCGGTCGCTACTAGCGGCACGCTGACGGGGACCCTGCCGCGGCCAACGGCGACCATCTACGATGCCGACTACAGCGGCGTGATTGGCCGCCTACCGTTGCCCGCTATGGGGCTGGAGGCCAGCAGTAGGAGTACGGGTTCCGTAGCCGGGCGACTGCCGAAGCTGACGGGCATCATCACGGACCAAGCCTATGCGTTCGCCAGCGGGCGCGTAGCACGGCCTGTGCTCAGTGCCAAGTTAGGGCCAGAGCCGATCGAGTTTGTTTCAGCCGGTGGCCTTACGCCGCGCCCGGGCGTGTACATCCACGGGATCACTGGCGAGGTGGCCACGGTCGACGCCCAGCAGGGCCCGATTCACGGCCTCATTACGGGATTCTCTGACGACAAGCCGCGAACAACCTACGGCGCAGTTGGCGGCGTGTGGCCCAGTTCGGGCTATCAGGGCGCGGTGATTCCGATTGATACGGCTGAGCTGGTGTCGGGGCGCATATCGATGAACCAGGCGCTATTGATCGCGGAAAACTACGAGCTGGACCAGCCTATCCTCTTGATGGTTTCAGACGGGATCCGCGCAGGGGCGACGATACAGGTTCAGATGCTTTCCAGTGCGGCCATGCATGAAATGGTGGCGATTTCCGGCGAGGTCGGCCTTGCGGGTGAGATGGCTGCGGTCATCCGTTCGGCCGTCACCTGCCGGGGCGCGGTGCGCTACTCGGCACTTTCAGCCGATGGCGTGACGGAAGAAAGCGATGCGCTCTTTCCCGGCAACGCCGCAATGGGCTACGCGGTGAACATCATCACTGGCGCTCTGGCCGAATACGATGGGCAACAGTTCACGCATATGGCTCGAGCGGGCAATCAGCTGTGGGCAATCGGCGCGGACGGCCTGTATCGCCTGGCCGAAGGCGGTACGTTGTCCGCACTGCTGGACCTGGGAACATCCAGCTATGGTGCCGAGCGACAGTCCTGTATCGCCCATGCCTTCGTGGGCATTCGCACGGATGGCGAGCTTTACCTGCGGGCTACAACAGATGGTGTCGAACATGTGTATCGAGCGATCCCGCGCGGGGACAACTACCGATTTGACCTGGGGAAGGGCGTGTCGGCGCGTAACTGGTCGCTCTCGCTGGAGTTGGTGGACGCTTCCTACGCCTCGATCGACAGCGTCGAGTTTCTGATAGGCGCCACGACTCGCCGGCGTGGTGGCCGCCGTTGAAGGGCGTAACGATCAAGGTGATGGCGCCGTTTGCGGGCTGGTTGCGGCCGGCTGCGCAGCGCCTGGCACGGCGCACCATGCAGGCCGGGCACGTCGGCGAGCTGGGTGACGACGCTGGCGGCACCACTTCGTTGCAGCAGGTGGTGGACGGCTACCTGGTCAAGGCGGTGCGCAATGGGCGTCGCTGCGTCGCATCGATCGTGGACCTTGGAACGGCATTCCTCTTTGTGCGCGTGCTGGCCACCGGTTCATTCAATGTCTACGTGGGTCGTGCAGCCGGGCCGCGGCACCTGTACCGCCATGGCTATGTCTACGCCGGTGCCGCTTCGGGGGAGGGTCCGCAGCATATCCCCGGCGGTTCCGGAGCGTCAGACCGACGAGTTGGCATTCGCTCGGAGCTGTGCATGTCGGAGAACTTTGTGGCCGAGGGTGGCCGGGATAATGTGCTGTTCTCTTGGACCTCATCGGGTCTGTACTTCGCTCAGCGCCCCAGTGGGGTCGACGAGCACGCTGGCGGCATTGGGTTCGGTTGCCTCTCGATGGCGCCTGCGGGAGACGTGCCGTCAGGATACGGCACGAAGTATCCCGACGGCTCCGAATCGATCGTCGCGATTTCCTCGCCCGCTAACGGCGGCAGTACGTGGGTGCTGCGAATCATGGAGGCCTTTTTCCGCGCGCGGCACGGCTGCCATTTTGGCCACCACTTGCCGCTCCAGGTGTTCGATAACGAAACTGGCTGGGGCGGCAACGAGCCGACCGAAACCAGGCCCAACGCAGTAGTACCGCAGCTGTGTCGAGTGACCGCGGCAAGATTCCCCACGGGAGCCGATGCGGCGCCACTGCCAGAACCCGATACCAGCCCTGGCAGCTACGAAGGCGCCGAGCGCGATTGTGGGTACATGCCTGTGGTGACAACCACGGCGACCGCCGCGCACCCTCGGCAAGTCAGCGCGACCTACCTGCGCGATGATTGCGGCCTGAACGGCATCGCCTTTCTGCGTGCGCGCATCACTGAGCGCCTGGACCCGGCGGCCATCACCTGGAATGAAGGCTTGCGGATGAAGTCCCGGGTTGACTGGTCAGAGCTGTTCCAGCTGTCGAGCGCTGGCGAACCACGGCTGCGCGTGGAGACCTGGCTCGATCGCTGGTATGAGGTGGCGCGCGCCAACGAGCAGCCCGGCCAGCCCATGCATCCAACAGAACTGGGCGGATGGTGCCAGAACTCGATCGACTCGATGCGCGTGTCATTCGACCCTGAAACTGGCGAGTTGGTGGTGTTCTTCGTGGCACTGCTGGGCCGGCAGTTCGTGGACACGGAAAACAGGCCGCATATGTGCCATGCCTACACGCTGGCAGCTATCCGCGTCGACAAGGCCAACGGTGCCAATCCGATCGTTCATCCGCCGCAAGTGCTGTTCCACGACGTTGTGTGCGCCGGCAATTCGCCCGTGAGACCTGCCGAGTCAGATCCGGCAATCGCCTACATACCCGTAATTCGCGGCGCGGAGCGGTTGCGTGACGGTCATAGGGCGGTGGTGATGTTTCACCGCATGGACCGCGCGGGTTGCGACTACTTCATTCGCAGCCGGCGGGACAACCTGTCGCTGGCCAGTCCGCTTGGGTACAACCTGCAATACGCGCATGCAGCGGTGCCTACTGAGCTGCGGATATACAGCGAGGATGGGCTGTTGGCATCGGCTACCTGCGAACAGCTGGGCGCATCTACGCAGCCCTGGTACCTCGGACCGCTGCCGGGCGATTCGCGCCTGACTCCAAGTCGGCGCCCCATGCAGTATTTCGAGTACGCATCGCTGAACTATGCGACGAAGGTGGCCCCGCAGAAACTGGCCGTCAGCGCCGCGGCATATCCGCCTGATCGGCAAAACAACGGCTTCATCCTGTACGACGAAGAGACAGGAAGCCTGGAGTATCGCCGCGCGATGGTTCCGGCATGGGGGTGGACGCACAAGCTGCCGTCGATCACCTGCCCGCAGCAGGGCATTGCAACCGAGCAGGGCGAGACGGACTTCGTGCTGGTCCTCTCATACGAGGGACCGGGGCAGCTCATGGATTCTGCCGAAACGACGCTTGGGAACAACGATTACATCGTCAATCCGGACATCGGTACCTACATGAGCACCGACAGCGGCCAGACATGGTTCAAGCTGGCCGATTTCGGCACGCGCAACGGGGCGTTTTTTACAGGGCCGCGTGGTTCGCGGGGCACTTACACAAAGTTCTACGGAGTAACCGGACGTGGCTAGCTTAGACACCATCATTGCGATGCAGTCAGACACGATTGAGGCGGCTACAAGCCGGGCCGCGACACTGGCAAACCGAATATCCAACTGGATACCAAACAGCAATGTCGGGACCGTCTCTTTCAGGCACACGGTATCCAAGCCGAACATGGCCAAGCCAGTAGGGCTGACGGACTGGCTGCCAGAAGATGAGCGGAAGGACGATCTGCGCCTACTGGATAGCGAGGCTGAGAAGTGGGTCGACAAATACTTCCCGCAGATCAATGCCTGCTTGAAGAGCAAGCCCGAAGAGTGGCTGTGCTCGATCCTGGGAGGTGCTGAGCCGTTCGCCGAGTCGCAGGCGATATTCGACAGCGTGTGGCACCAGGCGCGCGACAACGCCTACAAGGCACGCGACAGCATGGCCGAGCAGGTACGCGCGGATTTCAGTGCGCGAGGCTTTACGCTGCCGCCGGGTGCGATGATCGGCGCGCTGTTGCAGGCGGAAGAAACGGCCAGTGACAGCATTGCCCGTGCCAATAGCGACGAGGCGCGCCGGATCGCTGAGATCAAGTTGGATCTGTTGAAATTCGCAGAGCAACAGGCGATCACCCTCAAGCTCGGCATCATGCAATCGCTGGCCAACTTCTATCAGCAATGGGTGAATCTGCCAGAGCGCGGTGTCGAGCTGGCGAAGGCCAAGGCTCAGGTCTATGCATCGCTGCAATCGACGCTGGCGGAATACTACCGCGTGGAGTTGGGCTTCGAGGAACTGCGTCTGCGGAGCGCTCAGGCCAAGGCGGATGTGGAGGTCAGCAACGATCGCAACAAGGCGTCCATCCTGCCGCGGAACGAGGCGGCCGGAGCACTGGCCAACGCCACCCGAGCGTTTGGGGACATCGCTGCCGCAGCAGCATCGAGCCAGGCGGCCATGATCGCCGACCTCAACGCGGGGGCATAACCGATGGCGATGCAGGATTATGTCTGGTGGGTGCGAACGGACAGCGAAACATGGCGGGACGGCGCGGGCGTGATGTCACAGGCGCACTCGACCATGCTCCCCATAAGAAGTGATGGCACGGTTGGGCCATCGGTTGGTTATTACACACCGAAAGTGGCTCTGACGAATGGATACAGCTACGAGGGCCATGGTTTTCCAGTCGCCAGAGCGACCACTGATAGCGGCGTCCCATATCGGGTGGGAGGCCCTGCCTTGGTGCTCAACGGTGAGTTCGTGACGCATTACGCCGCTACGGCGAAGCGATCCAGCGGTGATAACCCGAATGATGGCGCAATCGTGATGCTGCGGGTGTGGAGTTCGAAGCCGACTCCAGCGGGCGGGGTGCCTTGGACGGAGGAGGGTGCGCCCGGTGGTGGAGGCCTTTCGGTCTCGGTCGATGAGCAGTACGCGCTGCCGCTAGCACTCGAAGGGTCGGGTACCTCAGAGATTTCCAGTCTGATCGGGGCCGGTATTAGCGGCCTGCAGGTCGGCCTCACCACAATGCTCGAGTGGCATGCCACTAACGTGGGTTGGATGCGTACTTACGGCGAGTGCGTGGTGACAGCTGCAGGAAAATCGACGGCGGTTGCAATCGAGCCGACTGAGCAAGAAATCACGCCGCTCTCGGGGTTTGAAGTTGAATTTGAGGATGGCTCGAGCGGGAGCTTCCAAGCCTATTCCGATTACTTTCTGCCGGTTTGATAAGAAAGGACGTTCCATGCAAGTTCATCCGAGAGAATTCGAGAGCGACGTGTATGCGCACATCGGCTTCACCGTTCCGGACCAGATAGGGGAGCAGCGTGCGGTCCTGGTGAACAAGCTCCGGCTTGAAGATCCAGGCAAGTGGGAGGCGGAGACCTACGCGACGGCCATGCACATCGTAACGTCAGTGTATGCGGCATTCCCGAGCGATCTGGAGTGGGCGTTAGGGGAGACGAACTACGATTCATCCGGCCCGCTTCACGATTGGGGCTTATTCCTCGGTGTGGTACTTGCCGTGCGCCACTGTAACCAGCTCGGCCGTAAGCCGGTGAGGTTCCACATTCCCACAAAAGGGCTATACGCCAGTCTCCGAGGCAATCAGTGGACCGTAACCCTCGCAGGGCTTGCGATGCAGATGACCTGCGATTCAGCGGCCTCTACCCCATCGATTCAGGTTGAGTTCTCCAGGGAGTGGTTCCTGGCGCTGCTGTGGGCAAATGGAAATCGCCCTGGTGCGGTGCAGGAGTTGAGCGGCATCGGAGAGACGCCGCCGTTACGACCACCGTTCTGGACGGACCACGTGTTCTCAGCGGAAGTGCTGAGCAGCGATGATAATGGCTTTTCAGATCGGCCATGGGGGCCCATCACGCCGCTATAGCCAGGGGCGCTTGACCCATTGCGGTAGTCACATAGCGTCGGGCACATCCTCAGCAGGAGCGCCCCATGGCTACCGATCTCGATCCCGAAAAACAACCGCGCCTCGGCCTGCGTGCGGCTCAGCCGCAGGCGCAACCCCAGCCGCAGCTGGGCATGACCCTGACGCCGGAGCAGCAACGCCGCCAGCGGATCGACTCCGATATGCAACGGGCATCCTCCCGAATCGCCGAGACCAAGCTGGGCTTGCGAAAGGCGGCCTCGGCTGTCGGTGATGTCGCGGGCTCTGCTTATGGGACTGTGCTCAAGGCCGGCACTGGTGTCCCGCGCGGCCTGTACGGGATCGCTACCGGCGAAACGCCCGTCACTTTTTCCAATGAACTGCCTGACTACACGAACCGCGGCCTCGATCAACGCCGCGCAGGTAACTTCGTGAAGGAGAACCCAGAGCAGGCCGAGGCGGCGCGCCTGGGTTTGCGAGGCATTGCCGATCGCGCTTCAAGCGCGGCTATCGACGCGGTGAGGGCTGCGCCGTCAACACAAGCGACGCCAGCGGGAGCGCCGGGCCTTGGATTGCTCAAGCCTGCTTCCGCTCAGCCAACTGGCCAGAGCACTCAGGATGCGATGCCCCAGGTCGGTGCCAGCGATGCCGAGCGAAGCGCTCCGGGCTCCGTCGATGGCGCGGCACCACGCCTGGGCTTCCGGAAGACCAGCGTCGACGGTGTGGTGGGGCGCGTCGGTCAGGATGGCACGCTGGAGTTCAGCAACGCCGCCGGCGATGTGGCAGGCGCAAACGACAGCCCGTTGACAGCCGGTCGCATGGGCAACGGCGTTGGCGGTCTTTCTGTAGGAGAGCCTGGTGACAGCCAACTGGCGCTCGATCGCTTCCAGCGTGCCAACGACATACGCGCACAAACCATTCAGGACCAGCGACGCGGACAGATCGGTGAGAACGGTGGCTTGAGCATCGTGCGCGACAGCACTCGCGCGCCGACCTTTGCAGAGCTCCAGAATGAGCGTCTGGGCTTGCGACGGCAGGCGCGTGACGACCGGAGGGAGTCGGAGCAGGCGCGCCTGGGCCTGCGTCATCGAGAGCTGGATACCGCTGAGCGGACTGCCGCCAGCGAACTGGGTTTGCGCGAACGGGAGCTGGCCGGCAACGAGCGACTGGCCGGCCTGGAAGAGCAGCGCCTTGGGCTGCAAATGCGGACCGGCGAAATGGAGCTGGCGCAGCAGCAGCGTATCGAGGACATGCGCACGCAGCTTGCCGACCCGAACCTCGATCCTGCGACCCGCGCCCAGCTTGAGCGTGCCTATAACGCGCTGACCACACCGGCCAAGGACCGCTACATGCTGCAGGACTCGATCATGGGATACGACGTGACCGGCGCGCCGATCCTCGGTAAGTCCACCTTGGACGTGACGACTGGTCAGATGGTGGGGCAGGACCAGCAGCCATCACGCCGCTCTTCAGTGAGTCGTGAAGAGGTTGAGCGCACCGCGAAAGCACGCGGCATGACCACTGATGAGGTCATAAAACGTTTGGCCGGAGCAGGGGTGACCGTAAGCAATTGATCAGGGCTTGATATCGAACTCGTCAAACAGATCGGTTTGCCTGGTCGGCGGGTCGAACTGACCGAAGAAGTTAGGAGCGACGGACTTATCGTATAGCCGGTTGCATGCCGCCCGGATCTGATAGGACGCAAGCTGGCTACGTGTATTCCGTGACTTATCGAGGGCGCATTCAGCACCTGAGTCATATCCGAAGAAGCCACGGCCAGCACCTTGCGGCACGGAGGAATAGCGCTCGGGATACCGCCCGCTGCAAACCTGGGCCGCAGCGTATACAGCCGCATCATTCTGGACACCTGGCAGCTTATCCAGCATGCAGGTGGCGTAGTTGTCGGCCTGGGCGAACGCAGGGAGGGTGAGCAACGCCGTGATGAGCAGCTTTTTCATGAGCATCCAAGCCAACGAGGTGTGAGATGAACGATAGCAGTCAGACGCGCGTGCGGGCCTAACAACAATCACATCTTGATGCGAAATGAATAATCGTCCTTAGCCCGCTTCAGCGGGCCTTTTCGTATCTAATCGGGGCTCTGTGCTGCGTGAGCTCCTAGGTTTTCTCCGTCCTGTCGAGGGTGACCCGCTGCGGTGACTTTCCGTTGCAGGTCCTCGCCAGTCACATAGCGTCTCTACGACGTGCGCCATGTCGGCGCTGAGCGTGGAGAGGTGTGATGGCTGATCTATTAGACGAGTTCGGGATTGGCGACCAGGCGGGTGGTGGCCGGGATCTGCTCGACGAGTTTGGCATCGCTGATCCTGAACCCGCCAAACCAGGCGTGCTCGGTACTCTATGGGAGGGCACAAAAAGCGCCGGCCGCGCGATCGAATCGACGGTTGATACCTATACCGGCAATGGGGCCAGCGTCGTCGAGAGCGCGCAGGCCCAGCAGAAGGCGCCGAAGAACGAAAAGCTGGAGAAGTTCTACAGCGACGTAGAAACCAATGTCGCCAGCAAGGGCGAAGATCCCGGCCTGCTTGATTCAATTGGCGCGGTCGGCTCGGCGGTCATCGACAACCCGGCGGGCGCCGGCCTGGCCGTGGTCGAGCAGTTGCCCAACTCAGTGCCGACCCTGGCGGGTGGTTACGCCGGCCTGAAAGCTGGCGCCGCGGTGGGCGGCGTGGTGGGTGGCCCGGTAGGTGCCGGCTTCGGTGGCATTATCGGCGGTCTGGCCGGGATGTTCCTGGGCAATGCCTCGATCGAAACCGGTCACAAGGCGATGGCTGCCGCCGACGATGGCGATTACACGCCGGAGGAGATGGCGGAGGTCAAGCGCGAGGGCGCGGTAAAGGGTGGGGTGATCACGGCCGTGGATGCGGCCACGCTTGGCGTGGGCGGCAAGGTCGCGGGTGCAATGCAGCGCACCACTGCCACCGCGCTCGAAACGGCCACTCGCAAGGCGCTGGTAGACCGTGGCGTAGATGTGGCGGACGAAGCGGCGGTGCTGGCCGCGCGACAGAGTCCGGAGATCAGCGCGGCCGTGCGTGCGGCACAGGACAGCGCCGTGAAGGCGACCGATACGCTCCGGCGCCGTGCTGCCGAGGCCGGCACGCTGATGAGCATGGAAACCGTCGGCGAGGGCCTGGGCGAGTACCTGGGTGAACTGGCGGCCACTGGCGAAGGCAATATCCCTGATGCGGTGCTGGAGTCGCTGCTGTCTGTTGGCCAATCGGGTGCAGAAACCGCCTGGAACATGGGCCGCAAGCGCGAGCAGGCCGGGCAATGGGAGGTGGCCGAACCGGTAACTAAGCCGGCCGCCGAGCAAGGGGCGCCCGCCGCCCCGGAGATGGTGCAGCCGCTTGCCAGCGACGCGAATCCCAATCCCGCACCTGTGCCTCGCCCCGATCCTGCCAGTGGTCCGCTTTCGGCTGCTGCGAGCTTGCTGCCGGCGGCAGCGCCTGCTGCGGACCGGCAGGTGCCGTCAGAAGTTGGTGCGACTGTTGAGCCTGGCACTCCGGCTGCACAAGCAACTGATGTGGAGCTGGGCGCTGCGGTGGTCGACGCCGGCACAAACGCTGCAGGACGGGAAGCGCCGCTTGAGGCTGTGCCGTCGGCAGGGGCGATGCCGGCGATGGAGCCGGGCGAAGATGCAACGCGCCCCGGCGAACCCGCACCAGCGCTCGCAGTGGAACAGCCGACCGAGCCACCCGCCACGCCGTCGCAGCGCGCCATTCTGAAACGCCGTGGTGTCGACGACGAGCAACTGGCGACCATGACCCGCAAGCAGGCGGGCGAGTTGCTGCGCCGGCAGAACGGTACCGGCCCGGAGAACCAGGCTCGCCCACCGGCAGCACCGCAGCAGCTCAGCCTCGGGGCCGGGCAACCGGCCGAGGCTTCGCTGCGCGACGAGCTCAGCTACCTGGAGCGCCAAGCCCGCGCCAGTGGCGGTTGGTCCCCGGCGCTCACGCGGGAGCGTGCGCGCATTCGTACTGCACTCGAACCGTTCGAGCAGGCGACCCTGAAACCAGCGGAGACTGTCGATGCTTCTCAAGACACTGGAACGCCGGGCCAAGCGGCGCCAGGCGCGCAAACTTCGTTGCTGCAGGAGCCAGCCGCGTCGCAACCGCAATCCGCACCGGCCGACGTTGCGTCAGCGGCGCCCATAACCGAGGGCAGCCAGCAGGATGTTCCGGCGAGTGAGGCTCAGGTGCCTGAACGGCAGGCCACCCAGCCGAGCATCGAAGGCAAGAGCATCGGCGACGGGTGGTCTGAATTTACGCCCGAGTCGGGCACGCTGCGCATCCCGCGCGCCGATATGCCACAGATCCGGGCCGAGCACCGTGGCGCGATGGTCAATTTCCTGAACGCGCGTGGCATCGAGCACCAGGAAGAGACGGTTCCGGCCGCCAGCCTGAAGCCGACGCAGGCCGAGTTCTCGAAGAAGAAGGTAGCCAAGGCCAAGGAGTTCACCGGAGGCGACCGCTCCATTCTCGTCTCCCGCGACGGCCACGTTCTCGACGGTCATCACCAGTGGATCGCCAAGCGCGACCAGGGCGAAGACGTGAAGGTCATCCGCCTCGACGCGCCGATCCGTGAGCTGGTGCAAGCGGCGCACGAATTCCCCAGCTCCACCACCGAGCAGGCTGCCGAGAGCACCCACGCCCAGGAGCCGAGCGAGAAGGCTCCGGCCGGAAAGCAGAGGAAGCCACGCGGGGTGTTGGCGAAGAAGGCCGAAGCAGAAGCCAAGGCCCGTGGTGAGTACTTCACGCCGGGCAACATCGTCGCGGGCTATGGCGGCCACGACAGGGTTATCGCATACAGCCCGCCGGATGCCGAGGGAAACTGGAGCGTCACCGTGCGCGCCGTGCAGAAGCAAGGCGATACCTGGGTGGATGCGCCGGATCAACGCGAGCGCACGCACATGACGGCACCGAGTTCGCGTGAGCTGAAGATGGGGCCGGTGGAGCGCGTTATCGCTGAGCAACAGCCAGCGAGCCAGACGCCGGCGAGCCCTGAGACTGCGACGAGCCAGGCCGCTGCCCAGGCAGTTGAAGCGTATGCTGGTGCCGGATCCGCGCACCAGCGCAATCCTGCCGCCAGAATCGAGGATGCCGGCGAGAAGCTGGGCGGTGCGCGCAAGGACGAACTGCGCGGGGTGCGCGAGCGCCTGGAGAGCATGGACGACGCCGCCATTGCGAGCAGCAAGCTGAGCGAGCTGTGGCCGAAGGGCGAGATTGACCGTATTGAAGACCCCTTCCATGCGGCCGCCTACCAGACGGTGCGCGGCCACATTCCGGCCAAGCCCCGGGCTGAGTACAGGGTGCGCAGCTGGGTCAGCAAGGTTAAGGCGGCGCGGGAATTGATCGCAGAGCTGTCAGACATAGGCGGCGATGCCAGCCTTGCCAAGCTGCGCGAGTTCAGTCCGGGCCTGCGAATCGTCGCTGACAAGATCGAGGTGCTGATGGGGCTGGATCGGCCCCAGTGGGATCGGATCGGCAGCGTGTCGATCAATCATGGGCGCTACAACCAGGACGGTGAGATGGTGCCTGGCTCCTGGGTTTCGGTTGAAATCGACAAGCGTATCAAGTCCTTCTACGGGCACGACTCAATTGCCAGCGCGCTGCCAGGCCTCAAGGCGTTCATGGAAGGCAAGGCAGCTCCCGAGAAGAAGATGAAGTTCGCCATCTTCAGCGACCGGCGTACCGATGACGTCTTCATTGCCCAAGACAGCGATAAAGAGCGCAGGCCGCTTAAGCGCTTCAGTGACATCAAGGCCGCGCGCGCATTCCTGAGCGATCACCACAATGACCTAGTGGCTGCCTGGGAGGCGGTGAAAAACCGTGACAATGTGACCAGGGCGGATATGCGTCGCGCGTCCAACGCCAGGCGGGTTGGACGCGACTACCGGGGCGGCAGGGATGTTTCGTCGGAGCAGTTTCTGGAGGCGTTCGGCTTCCGCGGCGTTGAGTTCGGCAACTGGGTGAAACAGGGGGCTGACGGTAAAGAGCGGCAAGGCATGATCAATGAGGCTTACGATGCCTTTATGGACTTGGCCGATGTCGTCGGCGTGCCGGCCAAGGCGCTCAGCCTTGAGGGCCGCCTTGGCATTGGATTCGGCTCGCGCGGGCGAGGACGGGCCAGCGCGCACTTCGAGCCGGGCGGCATTGTAATCAACCTCACCAAGACCAAGGGCGCCGGCTCGCTGGCGCACGAATGGTTCCACGCGCTGGATAACTACTTCTCTCGACAGCGGGTTGCGCCAGTGAGCAGCAGCAAGCCGGATATGCAGGAGGCGTATATCACCTATCGTCCGGAGCCGATGCTGATCAACACGCGCTACCCATCGCAGCGCCTGACCCGCGCGAAGCTGGATATGTACCAAGCCAATCATCCGGGCGCAGCACTGTATGCCGAAGAGAACTGGGCGCCAGATCCAAACCATCCCAAAGGCGTGCGACAGCAGGTAGAGAAGGCTTTTGCTGAGCTTGTGGAGACCCTTGACCGGTCGCCCATGACTCAGCGCGCCGCCGTTCTCGACAAGGGGGCCGTGGATGGCTACTGGTCGCGCATCATCGAGCGTGGTGCTCGAGCCTTCGAGACCTACGTGATTGCCAAGCTGGCGGACCGGGGTGCTCGCAATGACTACTTGGCGAACGTGCAGACGCTTGAGCAGTTCGTGCGTGACCCCGACCGCTACCCTTACCTGACGCCAGATGAGCAAGGCCCCGTCAACGAGGCCTTCGAGAAGCTTTTCTCTACCATCGATACCCGCACTGAGCCAGACGGTAGTGTTGCGCTGTACTCCAGGGGCAGCTATCGCCAAGGTAGAGCCGAGCAAGGCAGCAAGGCCGTCCCGTTGCGCCTGCAACTGCAGCGGCTGACGGGAGGCTGGCAGAACGCACCGAAGATCAAGGTGGTGCAGTCGGTTGCAGGCCTGCCGGATGCCCAGCGTCGGCAGGTTGAGCGTGACGGTGCGTTCGATGTGGAAGGAATGTTCGCCGACGGCCAGGTCTACCTGGTGGCGGACAACCTGCGCGACGCGAAGCATGCGGCGTTCGTATTGCAGCATGAGGTGCTGGGGCATGCTGGCCTTCAAGGCGCCTATGGTCGGCGGCTGGAGCCGCTACTGACGAGCCTGTACAACGAGCACGCGCTACTGCGCGAACAGGCTGATGAGCTGGTGCAGCGCTTCGGCTACACGCCGGCCGTGGCCATGGAGGAAGTACTGGCCGACATGGCCGCCGACGGCACGCTGCGGGAGCAGACCTTCTGGAAGCGTTTGGTGGCGGCGATGCGCAACGTGCTGCGCTCGATCGGCATGCGCGTGGTGTGGAGCGATGGTGACATCCAGGCGCTACTGGCCAATGCCCGGCGCTATATCGTCAATGGTCGCCGCCGGCCAGGTGCTCGTGCGGCGTTCTCGCGCGATGGTCGATCTGGCCGAGGCATTGAACTGACGGATGAGCAGGGGCGCCTGTTGGCGCCGAACGGCAAGCCGTCGAAGCTCAGCCACCGGCAATGGCACCAGGCGCGCAGTAAGAACTTCAAGCAGTGGTTCGGCGACTGGCAAGCCATGGCCACTCAGGAGCAGCTCGACGCCATGAAGCCGCTGAAGCTGCGCACCCCTCAGGCCTGGCAGGGTCTCTCCGAGAAGGAGCGGTTGAGGTTGGTAACCGAAGGGCTCAAGCACATGGTCCGTGAGCGGGAAATGTTACGGCACGCGGTGCTTGGCGATATTCGTGTGGGCTCAAGCGGAGTTAAAAAGTCTGTTTCAACCTCCGCTGATCCAGGCAAGAAGGTCATTCTCAGCAGGCTGAAGGAGACTTTTGAGTCGTCGTTGTATGCCTCGGCAGAGCTCGATGGCAAGGGGCGTGAGCAGACCGCATTTCACAAGCTGATCGCGCCTGTTGAGGTGGATGGGACGCCCCTTTATGCCGTGTTCAGCGTGCGAGAGGACAGTAACGGTGCGTTCTACTACAACACCGTTGCGCTCAGCAGAAAAGAAGAAGCCCCGGTAGCATATCCGCGCGAGATGAACCTTTCGGCTCAGAGATCGACAGCGGCCAATACCGGGGCTTCAGCCTCGGCAGTATCTCCGCGCGATATGACCCAAGAGGGTCAGAGGTCGACAGCGGCCAATACCGAGGTGTCTCCATTTGTACGCCAGCCCTTGGCGCGCGTCAATCCTGCCGACGTGTCCAAGACGATAGACCGCAACGGCGAGCCGCTGGTGCTGTATCACGGCACGGGCGAGGAGTTCACTGTGTTTGACCAGGGGCGAGCAGGACGCAGTACCGGACACTCGACGGCATCGCTCGGGATCTTCCTGACCAGCGACGCGGATCTGGCGCAGGCGTATGCCGTGAAGGCTTCCGACGGTATGCCGGGCTTGGCCAATGTGATGCCGTTGTTCGCGTCGATCAAGCGGCCGTACCGAATGAGCGTCGTAGAGTCGCAGGGTCTCGATACCGTGGCGAAGGTGGTCGCCATGCGGCAGCGCTTGGAGAACGAGGGGTACGACGGCATTCAACTTGGGGATACAGGCACCTGGGTGGCGCTGTACAACACGCAGGTGAAGTCGGCGACGAACAACACGGGCGCTTTCGATGAGGTCGACCCTGACATTCGCTATAGCAGGGCGAGCCAGCGCAACTTTATCGGCCGCCAAGCGCCGTTCGAGCTGACCGCACGTAATGCCAAGCGGCACCTGCAGGGGCGCCTGGCCGATCTCAAGCCCGCCATGCTTGGGGCGTTGCCGCTGATGTACCTGCGCGACTTCGCGCCTAAGACCATGACGGCGCTGAGTGCCTATATCGATGCGAAGCGTGCCATGGACGCCGATCGCAACGAGTTGCACACCCGTTATGACGCGATCTCGCAGCGTTGGCTGAAACTGCGCTGGACCGATCGCAAGGCTGAGCAGCGCCTGGCTGACCTGATGCACGCTGCAACCCTGGCGGGCGTCGATCCGAGCAAGCCGGCGAAGGAGGATTACACGCCGGAGCAAAAGGCCGAATACAACCGCCTGTCGCTGATGTATCGCTCGCTGCCCGAGGGGCATCGGGCGATGTTCAGTGAGGTGCGCGATGCCTACAAGGGCCAGGTCGAGGGTCTGGAGCAGGTCATCGAGGAGAACATCCGCAAAAGCGGTGACTATGCGATCAAGCGTGCGAAGCGCGATCGCGACGCCGATATCCAGCAGGCGCGTGACGAACTGACCGGTGACGAGCTCGACGAAGCGATCGAGGACGCAGACAAGCGTTACCAGCGCCGCGTCGCTGCCGCGCGGGCCGGCAACAGTTCCAAGCTGCTATTGCTGCGCAAGAAGTTCGAGAGCATGCGTGTGGATGAGCCGTACTTCCCGCTCAAGCGGTTCGGCGAGTACTTCGTGGCCATGCGTGACGGCACGAAGCTGGTTTCTTTCTCGATGTTCGAGCGCGCTGCCGATATGGAGGCCGCCTCCGAGCAACTGCGCAAGACCTACCCGGGCCTGGATGTGAGCGTCGGCCGACAGTCGAACAAGCAGGAGCTGGCCGGCGCGGTTGATCCGACGTTTGTCGCCGATCTGCAGGAGCTGATTGCCAAACTACCCAACGGCGACGAAGTCAGTGAGCAGATGTGGCAGATGTATCTGGAGACGCTGCCTGACTACTCGATGCGCAAGGGTTTCATCCACCGGAAGAAGACGCCGGGTTTCGATCGCGACGCCATGCGCGCCTTTGCCAGCAGCATGTTTCATAGCTCGTACCAGATTGCGCGCTTGAAGCACTCACTCGAGATGAATGAGCTGGTGGAGCAGGTCGAGGAGCAAGCCAAGGCCTCTGCCGATCCGGTCGATGCGATGACGATCGCTAATGAAATGCGCAAGCGCCACGAGTGGGTGATGGCCCCCAAGGGCGGCAAGATCGCGCAGCACATTACCTCGGCGGCGTTCGTCTACCAGTTGGGCATCACCCCGGCGGCCGCCCTGGTGAACATGACGCAGACCTGGATGATGGGCATCCCGGTGCTGGGTACCCGCTTTGGCAGCGAGGCAAAAGCCACCGCTGCACTGACCAAGGCATCGAAGGATTTCGTACAGGGCCGTGGGCACCTGGAGCGGCGCCTGGAAGGGAAGGAGGCCGAGGCCTTCGCCGAGTTCATGCGCATGGGCCTGATCGACAAGACGCAGGCGCATGACCTGGCCGGCGTTGGCGAGACGGGTGTGGAGTACAACCCTGTTCGACACAAGGTGATGGGCTATATCAGCTGGGCATTCCACAACGCCGAGCGCTACAACCGGGAAGTGACCGCCATGGCCGCCTACCGGATGGCGCGTGAAAGCGGGCTGGAGCATGCCGCGGCGATCAAGGAAGCGGCCGAGCTGACCTGGACAACGCACTTCGACTATTCGAGTGGCAACCGCGCGCGCTTCATGCAGAGCGACACCGCCAAGGTGCTGCTGGTGTTCCGGCAGCACTCGGTGAACATGCTGTCGCGCCTGGTCATCGATCTCAAGGATGCCATGAAGGGCGAGAGCGCCCAGGTGAAGAATGCGGCCAAGCGGCGCCTGGCGGGCATGTTCTCCATGTTCGGGCTGTTCGCCGGCGTAATGGGCATTCCGGGCGCGACGGCCGTGCTGGCACTGCTGGATCTGTTTGATGACGACGATGACCCCTGGAGCGCCGAGGACAAGATGAAGCGCAGCCTGGTGGAGGCACTGGGGCCGGATGTGGCCGCGGCGGTGCTGGGTGGAGTGCCGGGCACCGTGATGGATCTGTCGTTGACCGAGCGCATCGGGATGGGGAGCCTGTGGTTCTGGTCATCCAACCGCGAGATGGAAGGCAAGGATGCATATCTCTACTGGATGGAGCAGGTGCTGGGTGCTGCGCCGGCGATGGTCGCCAACACCTTCACCGGCATGAGCATGATCGGCGAGGGCCATGTGTTCCGGGGTATCGAGACGATGATGCCGAAGGCAATCAAGGATGCCATGCGCTCGGGACGCTACGCGAAGGAGGGCGTGCAGACCATGAGTGGTGATTCGCTGGTCGACGAGGTCAGTACCTGGAACGTGATTGCGCAGGCCATGGGCTTCCTGCCGGCGCATATCGCCGAACGCTACGACACCAACAGCGCATTGCGATCGGCTGAGCAGCGGATCAAGACCGAGCGACGCAGCATCCTGAATCGTTACGCCATGGCCGTGCGCCAGGGCGATGGCGATAGCCGCCAGGCGATGATGGCGCGCATCCAGGACTTCAACCGCCGGTACCCGCAGGTGGCGATCACCGGAAAAACCATCAGCCTGTCGCTCAAGGCGCGCGCTCAGCGTGATGTGCGGACGGTGGGTGGCCTGGCGCTTGATAGCCGTCTGGAGTTCTTGCGCGAGGGGATGTAGTAAGGCGGGCCCGCTGCCGGGATCGGAGCGGGACCGATGCTTAGGCTATCTTGCCGAAATTGCCGGTGACCACGTTTCCTGCCTCAAGGGCATCGAGCTGGTCGGCATACCATTGAATCATCTCGCGACGCTGTTTGAGGTACTTGGCCTTGTTGTAGACGCCGGACACGCCTTCCTCTTTATGGGCGAGCTGAGCTTCGACGTAGTCTTTTTCCCAGCCGTGTTCGCGTAACAACGTACTGGCCGTATGGCGGGTGCCGTGACCTACGAGGCGGCCTTTGTAGCCAACCGCTGCATAGACTTTGCAGATCGTGTTCTCGCTGATGACGGGGTTCTTCGGGCCTACGCCTGGAAACACCCAGCGGCCTTTGCCCGTGACACGGTGCAACTCCCTGAGCGCTTCGACCGCCTGGTCAGGGAGCGGGCAGAGGTAATCACGGTCCATCTTCATCTTGTCGGCCGGTATGTTCCAGGTGGCATTGTCCAAATCCACCTCGGACCATTCCGCCCAGCGAATCATGCCTGGCCGACTGGCCAGCCATAGGCACAGCCATGCGGCCGTGCGGGCAGTACGACGGCTAGTTGAGCCCCGGAGTGCCCGTAGAAAATCGGGGAGCTCATGCTCGAGTAGGTGAGGGTGTTGTTTGGTCTTCGGTGCAGGTGCCGCGATGTCCTTCAGTCGGCTGCCGGGGTCGTTGTTGGTCAGCCCCTTGGCGATCGCGCGACCGAAGATGTTGTTCACCCAGCCGCGTACCTTCTTGGCGACGTTGTGTGCGCCGCGCGCCTCGATCGATGCCTGTAGAGCTCCGCAATCGGTGCGGGTGATGTCATCGAGATGCAGGTGGCCAAGAGCGGGCAGAATGTCTTTATCGAGGTACGCCCGCGCTTTGTCCAAGGTGCTCTCATCGAGACCTTTAAGCACCTGGGCTGCATACCAATCTTCCGCGGCAACACGAAACAGGCGCGCTTCGGCCGCCTCCGCTGCGGCTTTGGCGGCGCGCTTTTCTTCGAGAGGATCAATGCCGCTGCTGAGCAGTTTGCGCTTCTGCTCGGCACGCTCCCGGGCCAGGGAACCGGCGACCTCGGGGTAGGCTCCGAGCCCCATCCAGGCCCATTTGCCCTGGCTGTTCTTGAATCGGAGCTGCCAGGATTTCCCGCCGTTTGGCTTGACCCGGAAGTAGAGCCCGTTGCCATCCAGCTCGCGGTATTCCTTACCTTCAGGCTCAAGAGTGGCGAGCACAGTATCCGCGAGCGGCCGCCGTTTGATAGCTGATCGCTTCAC